TATCACAATCTCTAATCCCCTATATGATTTTCAGATTATGGAAGGAGAAAAAATTAAGTGGGCTTATGACGAAGACAACTATCACGCCCACAGTAATACTTTAGGTAGCTCTTGTATGCGCTATGAAAGATGTCAACCATACTTCGAGATGTATACTAGAGATCCTTCTAAGGTTAAGATAGGTGTGCTTATGAGGGGAAATAAAGTAGCAGCTAGGGCTATTTTGTGGAATCTAGGTAATCAGTGGGCTTACGATAGAATCTATTCTACTAAGACCGAAACTGAAAACTTACTTAAAACTGCCTTAGAATCTGCTAACTACAAGAAAATCTGGCAAACATCTGAACGTTATTCTATTAATATAGATTTAACTGGAATTAATCAGTTTCCTTATGTAGATACTCTTTACTGTTATCATCCTGACGATCAAATCTTAAGTAACTATGGAGAAGGCCACCACTATACTCTTAGGTGTACTGGAGGTAGTTTCTATAACCACTCAGGTCTCCCTGATACTATATGTTGTGTTGTTTGTGATGCAGAAATAGAATATGATGATTCTTATCACATAGACGCAGGTAGATACGTAGACGAAAGATGTTGTGGTGATTGTTCTATCTATTCAGAGGTAATGGATGCTAATTTTACAGATCGAGATAACTTCGTACAAGACTATAATAGTGACCCTGTATTAAGAGATCGAGCTGTAGAATTGTTTAATGGAGATTATGCATATGTAAACGATGATTATCTCAGACAGTATGAAAATGATTTTGGTTACTTTATTCATAATGAACATAGTTACGAAGAGATCGATGGATGTTTCTATCATCCAGATGATGAGAACAAACCTGAAGCAGGCACTTCAATCGAGGTTGTTACAGAAACTACACAAGATTTTACTTTTACAAGAGATACAGAGACTCCTTATATATTAACTAGTTCTTCTTCTGTCTCTAACTCTCTTTCTAGTTTTTCTTCATCTGGTTCTTCTATTGTCTATCACCCAAGTCAGTTTTCTGGGTACCTTAGCGCCCCTATTACTCTCGGAGATATTGCAAGATCACTAGGAGAGTCAGCTCAGATTAATCAAATTACTGAAGTTAGTGAGAATACTCAACCTACAGAAAACACAGAGACTGCAGAAACTACTGAGAGTCCTGATCAATTTTTAATTTAAAAACAATGAAATACACAACAAGTAAACTAGAATCAATAGACCACACCATTAAGGGTGATTTCCCAGTAGATTTTGATCTACTATTTGATATTATGTATCAACAAAGTCCTACTTATCAACCAGAACTCGAAGCACTTAAGAAAAATTGGCTTGTAGAGCTTATTTCTAAGATCGAAGGGGTTACTGTTTATGAGAGAGGAGGCAATATCTATTGCACAAAAGGAGCAGCAGAATTCTATCCTACTATTGTAGCTCACTATGACACAGCTCAAGACTATCATGCTGGCATGAGAATCTTCAAAACAGACGAGTGGATTTTTGGCTTTGACAATGCAAGAGGTGAACAGTGTGGCTTAGGTCTCGATGATGCTGTAGGTGTATGCTTTGCTATTCAAATGCTTAAGATGATGCCACATTGTAAGGTTTTCTTGCCTTTTGGCGAAGAAAGGGGATTGGTTGGTACTTATGCTTGCGATATGTCTTTCTTTGATAACTCTTTGGTTGTCACTCAGTTAGATCGCAGATCCTATACAAATGACTTCATTAAATATACTAATGGTGTTCAGACTTTCAACCCTGAGCATTATGACTTAATTGGTGATTTGATGGATAAGTATGGCTACTCTCTCAACTCAGGCACAGCTACTGATGTAGGTGGTCTTCGTAAGCGAGGTCTTAAAGTATCTTCTCATAATCTTTCTTGTGGTTATTTCAACGAGCATGGAGATAGCGAGGTAGCAAGTGTAGCACTTCTTACCAATGCTTTTAGTTTTGCTTATGAAATGCTTACAATGTTGGCTGAGAGAAACATTCCTCTTACTTTCCCTATACCTGATCTTCGTTCTGAACTTCCTTATGGAGGTAGTAAGACTAAATCTAGTTCTACTTATTTGGGAACAGGTGCTAGACAGATTAACATTTGGGATGACGATGACGAAGATTGGTACTTTGATGTACAGAAGGGAGAGTGGATGCCTCCAAAAAGCGAATTGGCTTCTACTAAAGGTCCAAAGTACTGGTCTAGACCAGAAGATTCCTTGGACATGTTAGATCCTTTTGGAGATGTTGCTTATGATAAAGATAAAGCAGAAGAAGCCGCAGCAGAAGAAGAGTATGAAATCTACAGCGAATGGATAGCAGAATGTTATCCTCAGTATGCAGACCCAAGACTAAGGGAATCATTACAATCATTCAGCAACAAGTCTAAAGTTCTTTACAAACAAGCAGACCTCGATGAAATGATTATGGAAGGTATCTGTCCTAATTGTTTAGGAGATAAGATTCACGTTACAAATGATTTGTTACTCAACAGTTATTGTTATGAGTGCGAAAGCATCTGTAACGTACCTGAAGACGAGCAAGATTTCATTGAAACGATGATGCAAGACTGCAAAGCTGGAGAAGTTCCTTTTGAGGAAATTGTCAAACTCTAACTTATGGATATAGAACATTATGGAGAGAGTCTGGAGTCACATCCAGACTTTCTTTTTATGAAAAAAATGTGGATAGAAGACCAAATTCTCTTGCAAAAAGAGGAGAATTTGGCTATCTTTGTAGACCCAATAAAGATTAATTTCCAAGAAATCTTTAAGGGTGTAAACTTTACTTTAACCAAATCAACCAATGAAGAAGACGTTTTACGAAGTACTCTGGGCACTACTGCTGAAAGAGAAGATGATAGACAAGTGGATTTACGAGGAAAAGCTTCTACATAACGGAACTACTTTTAGTTGGACACCTAAGGCACTAGAAGACTTAGATTTTTCTAAGTCTGTTGGAGAGTTGATTGCTTCTAAGCCTTCTGTAATTGAATCACTTGCTAACAAACACGTAAACCAATCACCAAAGAAAGAAATTGTTATTTCTGCTACTTGGTTGGCTGAGTTTGTAGCTAAGTTTAGTGCTAAGAATCTAGGAGTATCAGGTAAGACTACAGATAAATCTAGCGTAGTAAAACGCTTAATTAGATTTATCAGTGAATACGACTATACTCTAGAAGAAATATCACAAGCAACAGATCTGTACATAAGTACGCTTAAGTCTCAAGGAAACATCAGATTCATTAGAGAGTGTGGTTACTTTATTTACAAAAAGATAGATGGAGTAGACCAAAGCGACTTAGCTAAGTGGTGTGAGGAGTTAAAGAATGGCAGTGGTCCAGCTTACAACAGTCATCAAATTCTTTAAGTATGGATTTTGAACAATTAATTGGGCAGATTGAACGTAATAAATTAGTGAAGGAAGAGGGGGGATTAACTTCTATCCCTCCTCCATTTCCTAGACTAGGCGAACATTACGGAGGATTTACTAAAGGTTCTATTACTTGTTTAACTGCTGCTTCAGGTGTAGGTAAGTCAAAGTTCGCTAAGTACATGACTATCTTAAACATCTACAAGCAAGTAACACTCAAGAAGAGTTCTATCAAACCTAAAATCTTCTACTTTGCCTTAGAAGAAAGCGCTACAGACTTCTGGTTATCTTTTATCTCTATTTACATGTATGAGAGATACAAAATAACTATTAGCGTACAACAACTAAAATCTATTGGTAATTACACTATGACTTCTGATCTTATGGATAAGGTCAAAGATGCTGAAAGGTTTATTTACAACCTACAGAACATTGTAGAAGTAGTTGATTACATTAGAAACCCTACAGGTATGTCTAAGTATATTAGAGCCTATTTTGATAACCCTGAAATCGGAGAGCACACATATAAAGAACTCGAAGATGGTAAGAAATTAATCACAGGCTATAAGTATAAATCAGACGATACTTGGGTATTTTTTATTTTAGACCACATTAGTCTTTTATCTAATGAGATTGCTCCTGACACCAAGACTAAGTTATCATCTTATCAAACCTTTGACTTTATGGTTAAAGATTACGTATTAGAAGTGTTTTCTAAGCGTTATAAGATGATCAACGTAATCGTACATCAGCAGACACCTGCATCAGAGAAACAGACTTACACCTACAAAGGTCAATTGATGGAAGAGAAACTAGAACCATCAATGGAGGAACTCCACATTAACAAAGGTGTACACCAAGACTACGAAATTGTCATTGGTTTATTTAGTCCTGCTAGATACAACATCGCTACTCATAATGGGTACGATGTAAGTCTATTGGGTAACAAGTATCGCTCCCTTAAATTCCTTAAAGACCGTTACTATGGCTTAGAAAACTCAAGCATAGGACTATACTTTAACGGAGCTAACGGAGAATTCCAAGAGTTACCTAGACCACAAGACATGAATAACCCAGTAGGCAATCATTATGAACGATTTTTAAAAATGTAAACAAAGAATGGATGAACAACAGAACCCGTATTTAATTAGAATAATCAAACACATGTGTGATGTTATAAACGTAGATTATAGCGCTGTAGATGTTAAAGAGGATGGATGGTATGAAAAGCACACATGGACAATAGAACAAGAAGATAACTTCTTGATGTGGCTTTCCTCTGAGCTTTACAACAATGAAGCTATGAGAGAAGAGTTACTAACAGATCCTGAAAGAAGTATCGAAAACTGTTTTACTGCTGCTGTGCACTTTGTAGGCAACTTTGGTTGGGAAACAGAAGACGATATTATTGACCAAATAGACGAAATCGAAGAAACCAAATAAACCAAATAAAACAAATATATGTCAAGTAAACTAATCGCAATCGTAGGTCCTAGCGGAACTGGGAAGTCTACCTCTATCAGAACCCTAGACCCAAAAGAAACCTTTATTATCAACGTAGCACGGAAAGAATTGCCTTTCAAAGGAGCGGAGAAACTCTACAACACTGAGTCTAAGAACTACATGGAAGTAGATGAGATCCCTCAAATTACAGCTTTGTTACAACAAATTAGCGAGAAAGCACCACACATCAAGAATGTAATTATGGATGATGCTATTTACTCTATGTCTTTCCTTATGATGAGAAAAGCCAATGAGATCGGATTCGCAAAATTTACAAAATTGGCGCAAGAAGTAACTCACATGCTTACTACAGCTCGTAAACTTCGTAATGACCTTAAAGTATTTTACATCACTCACTCAGAGAACATAGAGGATAATGGAAATATAGTAGGTCAGAAGATTAAGACTATCGGTAAAGCACTAGATTCTCAAATTGTACTCGAGGGATTGTTTACTATCTGTCTTTATACTCACATAGGTGAAGACAAAGAAGAAAAGCCGACTTACAATTTTGTAACCAATCGTTTTAGAAACTATCCTGCGAAGAGCCCTATGGATATGTTTGCTGATACATTGATTCCAAATGACCTAAACCTTGTATGTCAAACAATTGACACTTATTACGCAGAAGAAGTACCAACAAAAACCAAATAAAAAACTTAAAGACAAAAAATTATGAAATTCGACGAATTAGAAACCAGAGAGCCTTCATCAGGCAAGAAAATGTACACAGGATTTGCACCTATCCAAATCGTTGCTGTAAACCCAACTAGTAAAGCACTTGCTGCCCTCTTGGGAATTGACGAAGATAAAGTTAAAGAACCTAACTACGAAGGAGATAACGGAATGCGTTTGGACTTCTGGTATGTAAACCATCCAGACTTCAAAACAGATTTGCGTGGTAAGTTTTCTTTGTGGGTTAACAATGATACTCGTACCTCACAAGCAGGTAAGAAACAATTCATTGACAATTATACAAGAACCTCTTGGGCTCTTAACTTAGCTGACTTAAGTGATGCACAATCTGCTTTAGATCCTTCTCGTAGAATGGACTTGAGAAGTGCTCGTGAAGCTAAGGGTGGTGAAGAGACAGTTTATTCTTTGCTTAAGGCTTATGGTAACATCTCTCCTAAAGAGAAACCATTTGTACTTGACTCTTGGAATGCTATCGCAAAAGGTAAGGGTAATGAGTTGGTAGACTTCTTTGCTCACTTCAACAAAGCCAACATGGGTGTTAAAGTTCTCTTGGGAATTAAAGATGGTAAGTATCAAGATGTATGCACTAAAGTATTTGTTAACGTAGGTGGTAAAATTACTGACTACGTAGCTAAGCAAATCACTGGTGAGTATGGCTTCAAGAGTTTCTACGGAAACTTTACCTTCAAAGAATACACTGAGAACAATGCTCCTGAAAGCAATGAAGTAGAGAGTCCTTTCTCTAACGAACCTGCTATGAGTTGGGATTCTAGCGATGTAGCAACAGCTAATATCAGCGAAGACGTAGACAGCCTATTTTAATTCTTTTAAATTATTCTATTCTATTTTTAGAAAAGGGGGTTACATTTGTAGCCCCTTTTTTATTAACTAACCTAGTTATGGATTTAACAAGTATTGAAATCAGACCTAACGTACAGACTTTGTACAAGCTTGTAGGACAAGAGACTTTAATGTCTTTTTACTTCGGAGAAAAGATAGATTTAAGAAACAAATACAAGAATCCTTTCAGATCTGATAAGCATGCTACCTGTTTCTTTAAGTGGAGTCAAGGAGGTAATCTTTACTTTATTGACTACGCTACTGAGAAAATCCACTATAACTGCATAGACATAGCTCAAATGAGAACAGGGTATGAGTATCCTGATATTCTTTATAAGATTGAGTCAGATTTCCAGCTTAAGAACTTTAGCCTAGAAGATAGGCTTGGACTTAAAATAGAAATAGACAGTCTTAAAACAGTTAAACCAGCAGAAGTAAAACCGGCATCCATAAAAGTAAAACTAACTAAATTCAATCAGAAAGATTTAGAATACTGGTCTCAGTTTGGAGTAACAGAGAAGATTCTTAAATTCTACGATGTAAGAAAAGTAGATAAGGCTTGGATAGCAGAAAACATATGGTACATCAACAATGACTTTGATCCTTGTTATCGGTATAAAGAGAAAGATAAATTCAAACTATATCGTCCTTACGCTGAGAAGAAAGTAAAATTCAGAACTAACTTCTTTGGAGGTATGCTAGAAGGTTACACTCAATTACCTCATAAGGGAAGTATCTTAATCATAACAAAGGGAACCAAAGATGTAATGACCTTACACTCTATTGGGGTTAATGCAGTAGCTGTTAGAAGTGAAACAACTCCTATTTCAGAAAATGCTTACGAACTACTTAGGGCTAGGTTTGATTCCATATATGTTTGGTTTGACGCAGATAGAGCAGGAATAGAAGGAGCAAAGAAAATATCAGAGATGTACGATATACCAGTATTGTATCATCATGCGAGCTTAGGCAAAGACATAAGCGACATTTATAAAGAGCACGGAAAAGAAAAATTAATAGAAATATGCCATCAGTTCATGATATTGTAAAAGAAGCCTTAACGCTAGCGTTTAAGGACTTAAAAGTAGAACCCTTAGTACAGGAGGGTGTGTGGAACAGAACAAGAAGCAAAAGTAAATATTCTAAGTATTACACAAAGAATGTAACTATTGTAACTTCAGAGGAAGCAGCAGCAAAAAGATTGGCTACATTTCAAAGATCGCAAGAGACCAAGATAAACATTAAAAAGTTTAACGAGTTAGAGCAGTCTATTATGTCTATTATCTGCAAAGTACATAAAGTAGATATAGAAGACTTTGTACGCTTACGTAGAGGAAGAGAATTAGTAGATGCAAGATTTCAATTTGCAGCCGTCTTCAGGCTTCAGTTTTATTACACTTTAAGCAAGATAGGATTTCTCTTATCTAAAGATCACTCAAGTATCATCCATTCCATTAAACAACATAAAGACTTTTATGACACTATAGCTTCTTATAAAGCTCAGTACGTAAGAGTCCTTAACGAGATTGAAAAAGAATACCCAGGACTCCTTAACACAACACTAAATCCTAACATTATTTTAGTAGAAGACAGAAGAGGTTGGGGTAAGAAATCAAGAACTCTAGTTAATGGAGCATTTTTAGATTACATTAATAATGAAAAAGCTAATTGATATACCAGATGATTGGTATCAGCATTTAAAAGAAACAATAGAAAGTCCGTATTTTAAGAGCCTTGGAGGCTTCGTCGCTAAAGAAAGAACAACTAAAGAAATCTTTCCTCACAAAGATGAAGTCTTCAGGGCTTTTAATTTAACTCCCTTTCAGAAAGTCCGTGTTGTCCTGCTGGGGATGGACCCTTACCCAAACAAGTATAAGGGTGAACCAGTAGCATGTGGACTTTCTTTTGCACCTAGAAACAGAGACTACGTACCTCCTTCCCTTAGGATTATGTACAGTAAAATTAAGCAAGACATTTATCCAGACGAGTTATCCTTCCCCATAGATATGAATATAGAATCATGGGCTAAGCAAGGAATTCTTATGCTAAATGCAGCTTTAACTATCGAAGAAGGTAAGTCAGGTTCTCACTTGGAGCCTTGGAAACAGTTTACCGAAGATGTACTTAAAACTTTAAGCAGTAGTACTACGGGATTAATCTTTTGTTTCTGGGGTAAAGATGCTTTAAAGTTTGCTCACTTAGTTGATGACAACTTTCACCACGTATTAACAGCACCTCATCCTGCTTCCGCATTATACAAAGGAGGAGAGTGGGATTGCGATCACTTTACAAGAATTAACCAAATACTAACTGCAAACAATGGAGACTCTATTGAGTGGTTAGATAACTTAAAATAGATTAAAATAAAAAACATGAATTGGCAAGATTATGAGACCTTAGGTCATATCGAATTCAAAGGTAAACTAGTAGAACACCTTAAAGAAAGAACCATAGAAATCAAAAAACTCGAACAAGACAGTGAGTACGCTTACTGTGAAGTACAAGGAAGAATCAAAGAACTAGAAGAACTAACAAAATTTATCGAAACATTTAAAAAACCAACAATATGAATAAACTAGATTTATTAAACTCATCAGGAACTAATTGGAGGGTAGAAAAGAAAGCCTTATTTGGTCCTGAGGGAGAAACAACACCAGCATTTGGAGTATTTAGAACAGACTCTAACAGATGTTTAGGTATTGTAGGAGCTAAATATGTTCCTACACAGAATGAAGAAATCCTAGATATGTTACTTGAAGCAGCTGCTAGAGTAAATATATCAGGTGAAAGAGGTGGAATGCTTGGAGATGGACAAAAAGTCTACTATCAGTTTCCCCTACAAGATGTACAAATCGGAGGATCTTCTAATAAAAGATACTTAACTGCTTTGACTTCCCATGATGGAAGCTCTCCTATAGGCTTTGGTGCCACTAATGTAACTGTTGTATGTGCTAATACCTTTTATATGGCACTAAGGGACTCTCAGCGTGTAAGACATACTAAGAATTCACATGGTCGCTTAAGTCTTATCGTCTCTCAACTTCAAAACTCTCTCACCCAAGAAGAGCAGTTTATTGAAAAGTTGATTGAATTGAGTAAGATTAACGTACCTGAAACTGTTACAGATGATTTTATCTTAAATATTATCGGAGGAGATGTAGCTAACTCAAGAGGTAAGAACAGAGTAGGTGACTTTAAAAGAGCCATTAATATGGAGTATGAGACACACGGTAACACTGCTTACGCTTTGTTTAACGCAACTACTCGCTTTACTAACTATATGATGTCACACAAGAGTATAGAGTCTAAGCGTGAGTCTCTGATTCATGGCACTGCTTATAACATCAACAACAAAGGTTTAGAATTAATTTCTGAAACCTACACTCCTATTTACCAAGAATTGTTATCTTTGTAATACCTGTTGCATGCCAAAGGATTTGGGGGTCATTGGCCCCCTTTTCTTTTTAGTAGTTCTTATCTATATTTGTGAAGTATGTTAAAGAGAACACCTAAAAAGATACCCGTAAAGGGACTACCAGAAGAGAAAGAGTTGCAGAAACCTTGCTCTGAGTGTGGTAAGATTAAAGCAATAGCAAACAAAACAAAGAGGTTGTGTGCTACCTGTGTAGTCAAAGAAAAAAAAGCTAAGCAAAAAGTCCGCAAAGAGATCAAGAGGAAGATCAAACAAGAAACTATTACTCAAAGTAGGTTAGACCAAATAACCTCCTGGCTAGTAAGAGGGGCACACATTAATAAGTGCCATGCTTGTGAGATTACACTTGATCCTAAAGGACTTCAGTGTGCACACTTCGTAGGAAGAACCAAAGTATCTACACGATACCACTTAACTAATCTTTTACCAGCCTGCCCAAAATGCAACCTATATACTCCTCACCACGTGTGGAACTTAGGTAAATCTTTAAACAAGATATGGGGAGAAGACACTACGGAAGATATGCTGCAACTTTCAAATAAGATTCTTAAGCTAAGCAACCACGATAGAAAACTCATTTACGATGTGTACAGAACTTGCCTAACAGATATTGAACAAGGCAACTACACTCAAACTGAGAAGTATCAGAAGCTCCGTGAAGCATTACACGATTATAACAAAATAGTAGGACCATTATTAAAATGATTTAAAGTGATTTATCTAGTAACAAAACAAGATATCTCCCTACCTGATGTAACTCTCTGCTCTGTACAAGATTCTTTAGATTACTTAAATAAGTTTGATTCTATTGGTGTCGATACTGAGACTTCTGGATTTGATCCATATACTTGCAAGTTTTATACCTTGCAGTTAGGAGACCAAGAAGTTCAGTATGTTATTGACTTGTCTACGATAGACATCCAAGAGTATAAGAATTTATTAGAAACTAAAGAACTAATAGGTCATAACTTTAAGTTTGACTTAAGATTCTTGTATCATCAGAGAATTGTACCCACTAGGGTATATGATACGTTCTTAGGCGAGAAAACAGCTCGTTTGGGTATAGAAAGTCATAGATGTTCTTTAGCTGCTTGTGTACAACGTCATTGCGGAGTAACACTTAGTAAGGAAGAACGAGCAAATATTACAGGTAGACTAACCGAAGGGTTTGTTAAGTATTCTGCCTATGACGTAAAATACCTACACGAAATTAAAAGTAAGCAAAACTTTGGACAGTTAACAGAAGGCACTGATGTGTCTATGGAACTGGACAATCGCTTTGTTCTAGTTCTAGCGTATATCGAATACTGCGGTATGAAACTAGACGTAGAACAATGGACGAAGAAGATTGAAAAAGTACAAATACAAGCTGATGAGGCAGTAGAATCACTTAATAAGTTTATCTTAGAGAACAACATGACTAAGTTTATAGACCATCAACTAGACATGTTCTCTTCAGGTAATAAAATTAATGTAAACTGGAACTCACCCTCACAGGTTGTAGAATTCTTTGAAGCTATAGGAGTAAATACAACTGTAGTAGAAAAAGGAGTCAAGAAACAAACGATAGAAGCAAGTCACTTAGGTAAGTTTGCTTCTAAGTACCCAATTATTAATACTTACCTCTCTTTTAAAGAAGCACAGAAAGACATAGGAACTTATGGTTACAACTGGATAGAACAAATCAATCCAGTAAGCGGAAGAATCCACACACAGTTTAAGCAGTTGATGAACACAGGACGCTTATCTAGTGGGGGTAAATCTGGTAACGTAAAGAACTTTAACTTTCAAAACATTCCGTCAGACCAAGAGACTCGTAGTTGCTTTGTAGCTGAAGATGGTAATCTCTTGATAAGTTGCGATTACACAGCACAAGAATCTGTGGTTTTAGCTAACCAATGTTTAGACCCATCTTTGTTAGAGTTTTATGATAAGGGTCTTTCTGACATGCACAGCTTTATCGCAAGTAAGATGTTTAAAGAATTAAACGGATTATCTTTAGATGAGATTAAGTCAAAGCACAAAGACAAAAGACAGCAAAGTAAAGTTATTGGTTTTGCTTTAGCCTATGGAGGTTCAGCAAAAGCTATATCAGATCAACTTAACCTATCTCCAGAAGAAGGAGAAGACATATACAAGAAATATTTCTTGGCATTTCCAGACTTAGACAGGTATTACACCGAAGCAAAGAAGTTTGGGGTTGAGAAAGGGTATGTGTTATTGTCGCCTGTTACTGGTAAGAAGTGTTATGTAGACTACTTTGAAGAGTTTAAAGGGATAGAACAAGAACTAAAGAGTAAAGAGTTCTGGGAAAAGTACAAACAGATTAAGAACAGTGATACTCCTACGGCAAGAACAATGAAAGACAAAGTATCCAGGTATTTCCGCAAGAAAGGAGACATTGAGAGAATGTCGTTGAATTATCGAGTACAGGGAGAGAGCGCTGAGATAAGCAAACTTGCAGGTATTTACTTCTGGAAAGACTATTTAATTCCCAAGAATCTGTTTAACACAGTTAAGATAGTAAATATAATCCATGACGAGTACCTAATAGAGTGTCCTGAGTCAATTGTAGAACAATGCTCAAATGCTATTCAGCAAGCTATGGAAAAATCTGCTGCTAAGTTTTGTAAAAGAGTTAGATTAGGCGCAGAACCTGCCCATGCAAGGTATTGGAAGAAGTAAAAATGATAAAGTTACAGGATTTGTTATAAATATGGTAGGATAAACTAGAAAAAACACTATATTTGTAGCATGAAAAAACGATACAATAGTGATTTGGAACTAAAAGTCCTAGCTCTATACAAAGAAAACCTAGAGATTAAAGATATATGTGAGAGATTAAATGTATACAAGGACTACCCGTCTATCGTAGCTAAGAAATATGGAGTAGCACGTGGATCAGGTAGAAAGTCTACAATTAATCCCGAACTATTTACTGTAGGAAACAAAAATTCAGAATATTGGGTAGGATACATAATAGCTGACGGTAATATATCTTGCATAAACAGAAGTAATAGGTTGTCACTAGCCACTATAGACTCAGAGATAAAAGATAAATTCATCTCTTACTGCAGTGCCAACTACCACCTTCAGCAAGAGAATTTACATGTAATGTACTTCAGCAACAAAAAGATAGTAGACATACTAGTATCTTACGGTATAACTCCTAAAAAATCTCTAAGTCTAAAGTTAACCATCCCAATCACCACTCATCTATTGAGGGGAATATTTGACGGAGATGGATCTGTACACAACAAAAAGCACTGTTGCAAGATAACTACGGGAAGTCTAGAATTAGGAGAACAAATTGTAGAGTTTCTGAGTAGCAACGGGATATACAGTAAGTTAAGAAGTAGATTAGGAACAAATCACTATGATGTTTGGGTAGAGAGAAAAGCAGACTTTAAAAAATTCTTTGATCTAATATACCTTGACAGTGATGATTGTATCAGACTCAATAGAAAATATTATAAATTTATAGACCTGCTTAATGCATGACAGACGAACAATTAAAAGAAGTAAGAAGAACTTATCTTCTTGCTAGAGCAGTTAACACACAGTATCAATTCATTCGTGAGTTTGTTAATGACGATTTACGTAAAGCAATTAATGAAGCTAAAGCAAAAAATGCCTACTTTGTTAAGATTTTAGATGGATATTTGCAGAGAAGAAATGCAAGTAGCCAGATAGATGAAGATGAAGAGTTGGCATTTTTGCTTTTAGAAGAAATAGAAAAGAGAACGAACACTAAGTTATGATAAATAGAGTTTACATACCTGCATCTCTGTCTCTCAACATAGATGGCACAGTCCATCTTAAGGGAGACAGAGAATTAATGCAGACTTATTTTAGAGAACTTATGAAACAGGACCCCAAAGTAGATGTAGAGATTTGTATCACACGAATTGACTCAAAGAAAACAAACCCTCAGTTGGCTTATTTTTATAGTACCCTAGTACCTATTATCCGAGGAGGATTTGAGTCGCTTACAGGGGAAGTATACACCAAAGAAGACGTAGTAACTTTCCTTAAGGATAAGTACTTCTACGAAGAGACTATGTTTCAGGGACAATTCATCAAAACTCCTCTCTCACTTTCTAAGGGAAAGAAGGAAGAAGTTCATAAGTTTATCCAAGATGTTATTACCTTTGCAAGAGAAATACTGGGAGTGGAAGTACCAGAACTAACTTAAAATAAAATTATGTTATACATTATAGAACCAAGAACAGAAACAAACAGAGTGGAAGCAGTAGGCTTACCACATGTAGATTATCACTACGGTGATAACATCGTCACTTACAATGACAGTGAGTCAGCAGAAAGTATTCAACTAGGTACTCTTGTTAATTGCAACGGGGTAATCTGTAAGGTTACTGAGATTGTTCCAATGAAGTTTGGAAGAGTTATCTTAACCGTAGAACCTACTAATCCTGTTTCTCAAACTACTACAGGAGCCTTAATGCGTTAATTATGACAGACGATTTCCCTGCTATGGAAGACTATAACGAAGGATCTCCTAAGAAAGAACAAGCCTTAAGGTATAACTCAGGTAAGCGAAAATGGTCTCTCGTAGACTTTAAATCTTTAGAGCCTATGGTAGAAGTACTGGAGTATGGCTGTATTAAGTATTCTCCAAATAATTGGCGCCAAGGTATGCCTGCTAGTGAAGTTTTAGAAAGTATGCTTAGGCATACGTTCAGTCTATTAAATGGGGAGTCCCAAGACATAGAATCGAAAATCTCTCACATAGGACACATACAATGTAATGCTATGTTCCTAGCCTACATACTCAGAGAGAAACCTGAATTTAACGATTTAACAGATGAAGGTAAAATTCAGTAATTTCTTTAAGAGAAAACAAGGACAACGAGATTATCCTTATTGGTTTTTCTACATAATCCCTACACTAACCCTTAGTAGAACACACTCTAGACAGAAGTTTAGCGTTCACTTAGGGTTTTTGTTTTTTAATTTAACTTTAACAATAGATAAAATAGACAAATGATTTTAGATCAAGGATACTTAGACAGTACAGCACAGAGTCAAAGCAGACTTAAAAAGCTACTACAACACCCTAATCTTTATTATAATTACGACCCTAGCTCCGATACAGATGAGCCCGCAGAAGTAACTCTAATAGGTGATGGAGTTGACTTAATTTTAACTCAAGGAGAAGAAGTATTCAGATCAGAGTTCCACATTAGTAGTGTAGAAAGACCTACAGGACAGATGGGAGATTTTGTGTGGCATCTTTATACTAATCGAAATGATAGTATGGCTGAGACTATTGCGTATGAAGCAGCAAAGTTTAAGCGAGATACTCTTCCTAAGGTAAGAGAAAGATTCGCAGCAGAGGGTAAGACCTATTACGAAGATTTGATTGCAGCAGAAGGCAAGAAAGTAATCTCTTTTGCCCAAGAAGCTCTTATTATTAATATCGCAGAAGGACTTAAATCCCACTCTTTTACTTCTAAGTTTGTAAAAGGTAACTCTCAGTACAAGGTATTTACACAACAAGCCCTCAGTTTTGAGTACTTAGGAGTGAAGTGTAAGGGACTTTTAGATTTGGTAGTTGTTGATGTAGTAAACAACATCCTCTATCCTATCGACTTAAAGACCACTACTACTTCCTTAAATTTCTGGACAGACACTCTTATGAAGTATCGCTATGATTTTCAAGGAGCATTCTACACAGAAGCTTTGAAGCAAACAGATCTCAGTATCTACGGAGAGAATTTAAAGTTAAGTAACTTTAGATTTATCGTAGAAAGCCAAAAGTTCCCAGGAAGTCCCTTAATCTATGAGCTGTCAAATGAAGCCATGGCTATAGGTAAAATGGGAGGAGTATTCCAAGGCAAGAGTTACGAAGGTTTCCACCAAGCCATTGAGAGACTTATATGGCACTCTGAGAATGATTTGTGGGCATACACTAAAGAAGATTACGAAAATGACGGTATCAGAATTATCTAATTACATAGGAGTGAACGAAGACACTAACAATACAACCAAGTTTATGAGTCCCCTGATATTTACTTCAGGGGCTCAAGCTGCTAGACTATTGTATAATTTTGGTTTAGTCAATGTTTATCTAGACGATTACGGATTTAGAGCTAAGCATTCTAACTGCTTGTTCTTTCTATTTGAACCTGTAGAAAGTACAGCCTTTAAAGCCTTTGAAGAAAAGATTACTAGCTTTGATTCTTTCTTTGATTACTACGAGGTAGATGAAAGAATAATGTATGTATTTAAACCTAACAAGGTTTATTACAGAGATATCGAGTTATTTAAGCAAGGTAGATTTGATGAATTCTCTGAGGATTATAAACTACTATTACATAAAGACATAAACTTTGGCGGAGTAGAGGTGGATATTACAAAAGAAATTTATAGATTTGAAGAAAGTTTAAAAGCTTAAACTCTTGGCCTTCATACAAAACTCTTACGACACATATAACCAGAAGGGAATACAACTCCTTTCTGATTATATTGTTAGTAAGGGCTATGAGATTTTTTCTAAAGAAAAAGAAGACTATGATATAGATATAGTCGCACAAAAGAATGGAAAGATCTATTTGTTTGAGGCCGAAATGAAAAAAGATAAGTCTATAACTACTCCTGAGAATTTTTATAGAACAGTTTCTTTTCTTTCTAGAAAAAGAAAGTTTGCTGTAAATAATTGGTTTATATACTTTATTATCAGTGATGTAAATTGTGGAGCTATATGGGCTCCCTCTGATGTTATATTCAAGAAAGAGCATAAGGTAGAGAAGTACATCAGCAAAGATGGAAGAAAGGGGTTAGAAGATTTCTATGAAGTCCCACGAGAAGAATGTAAATTTATCCTCCCAGAAGAGTTTTTAGTAAAAAAATAATATGCACAAGATACCAATCATACATAAAGTAACCATGAAGAAGAAGTCTAAACTTTATTTAGATTTAACTTCACGCATCGCAGAGGAGTCTTATTGTAAAAGATTACAGGTAGGAAGTCTAATAGTAAAAGACGGAAACATCATCTCCTTTGGTTATAATGGTTCCATTAAAGGATTTCCCAACATCTGTGAAGAAAATGACGTAACTCTAGATTCCGTACTACACGCAGAATCTAATGCAATCACTAAGGCATGCAAGAGTCCTATCAGTACTGAAGACGCAACTATGTACTGTACTCATGCATGCTGTGTGCATTGCGCTAAGTTGATAATTCAAAGTGGAATCACTACATTTGTATACATTAGAGACTATAGAGACAGATCAGGAGTAGAATTACTGATTGCTGCAGGTCTAGATGTATTCAAAGCAACAGAAGTAGAACAACATTAAAACATTAAAACATTAAAACATTAAAAAAACAAATATGAGCATCACAGTAAAAGGGCACAGAGTATTACTCAATCGTCCCAAAAGAGAAGAAAGACTTATTCAGTTGACCCCAGAGATGGAAGAAGAATTGAATATGAAAGAATTGGCAAGCCTTAAGCGTTTAGAAGTATTCGCCCTAGGAGAAGAAGTAACCAGCGTAAAAGAAGGAGACTTCGTTTATGTTAATCTTATGTACCTCCAATCTGCTGAACTAGTAGAAGTAGAAGGAGAAGAAAAGATTATGGTGAGAGACAGCGACATTGCTATTGTTTGGTAATTTAAATTTAGAGATATGTTATTCTACTACACAGAAAGAGAAAAGATCGAGAGTGGTGAAGAAATGGAACTCATCATTAAAAGAGGTTATTCATTTGACACCAACAAAGTATTGATGACTTACCCTACAGAGAATGGTTTAGCTATTGTTCTTGAAGGAGCAGCAGACAAACTTAACCCTGTAGACTATCAGTACAAAATTGATCCTGCTACTAAGCAAAAAGTTCCAGTAAAAATCACTAAATTTGAAATCACTAGTGAGCCTATCGTAGTTGAGTTGAAAGTAAAAGAAGAAATTCTTGCTTTCTTTAGCTTGACAGGTGGACCACAAGAAGTGTAAGTCATAGTTTATTTAGTTTTTAGTTTTAGTTTATTTAGTTATTTCCAAACCAACCAAGAAGGGGAGCTGAGAAGTTCCCCTTTCTTATTTTTTGTATTATATTATATTTGTAATAGTTAGTCTTATTCTAGACCTATTACTATGCCAAACAATCCCTTAACTCTAGCAGAATTATCCGCTTATACAAGCACATTTCCTTACCCTCAGATACCTGCAGGATACTTTTTTGCATCTCCTCCATTAGGGGCAGGACCACTTGCTTATCGTCTATTTGATGCAAAGTACATAACAATAGGTACTATTGACCCTGATAGACTAGGAACAGGGGCTACAGGTGCAGGTAATCTTTATTTAGCAGACGATGGAACCTGGAAAACAATTAGTGTAGGAGGTGGAGGAGATATGCTTAGGGCTACTTATGACGTTGACAATGACGGAGTAGTAGATAGTGCAGAAAGAACCGAAATCATCGTAAGAAACTCTACTGGTGCTACTTTAACTAAGGGACAGATAGTTTATTTAAGTGGTGCTACGGGTAACAGACCTAATGCAGTTTTATCTCAAGCACATACTGAGGCCACTTCTTCTAAGACCATAGGTATAGTTGTAGCAAACATTAATAATAATTCTGATGGTTATGTTGCAACAAACGGAACCCTCCATGATTTAAACACTTCTGCTTTTGCTGATGGAGCTGCTGTTTGGTTGTCTGCTACTACGGCTGGAGGAATGACAAGTACAGTTCCTGCCGAACCCAATCACGCAGTATTTATTGGATATATTGCTCGTTCTCACCCTACCGCAGGTCGTATAGTTCTTCATATTCAAAACGGTTATGAGTTTGATGAGTTACATGGAGTTCTTTTAAATTCTCCAGCTAATAATGATCTTGTGGTTTATGAAACTTCAAGTACTCTTTGGAAGAACAAAAGCATATCTACCATCTTCGGAGGCACTCCTTTGGTCTCAGTTCCTACCCTAGCACAAGTAACCACAGCAGGAAACACTACTAATAATTCTATTGGTTTGGGAGTAGCAAGTGCTCCGACATATAGATTAGAGGTAGCAGGAACTACTAATGCGCACGCAGTTCGTTCACATATTGGTTATGACGTTTACCCAGTACCAGATCCTACAAGTTTATCGGGAGTCATAAGTGCTGGAGGTTCTGTGGATACGGGTTTACATGGATATTATCTTTCGTTTTATACTGCCTTAGGAGAAACTCACGGTTTTGGTCCTGTTTCAATAACAACAACAGCAGGAAATAATACTGTTACTCTTACAATTCCCACTTCATCTGATCCTAGAGTTATTGGTAGAAAATTATATAGAACAAAAGTTGGATCTGCATTTAATGAGTATCTACTAGCTACTATAACAGATAACACGGCAACTAGTTATGTTGATACTGCTGCCGATAGTACCTTAACCACTAACTATAGAGGAGTTTATTATAGAGCAAATACAACTGCTAATTTTTTAACTATAGACGGTACTAGATTTATGATAGCGGATATTAACGCTACATATTTTGGTATTGGTGCAGGAAGATTTGTTACAAGTGGAGGATATAATTCTTTCTTAGGTTCTTATACTGGAGGAAGTACAACTACTGGTGCGTCAAATATATTTGTTGGATATCTTACAGGATACTTCAATACTACAGGAGACGCTAATACCGTAATGGGAACAACTGCTTACTATGCTGTCACAAACGGAAGCAATAATGTTGTAATTGGTTTTAATGCTGGACGATATATAGCAGATAATAGTACACAAGTAACTTCTGTAAATAACGGTATTTACATTGGTTTTAGAGCAAATGTCAGTGCTACTACGGGAGTAACTAATGAAATGGTTTTTGGAAACCAAGTAACAGGTTTAGGTTCAAATACTGTTGTATTAGGAAATGACTCTATTGTAAGAACAGCACTAAAAGGTAATGTACTTATTGGCACTACTACAGATTCGGGTTATAGATTAAATGTAAATGGAACAACACGCTTTATAGGCGATTCTTATGTATCTTCTGGAGATCTATTACTAGATAACGATAGGCCGATAAGGTGGAAAGATTCTGGGGGAACCTTCAGAAGAACAGCTCTTATTAGTGCTGCTAATGATCTTCAGTTTGGTCACATAGATACAGGATGGGGAGGACAAACTTATATTAAGGCAGGTGGAGTTATTGTACTTTTAGTAAACGGAGCTTCTGGAACATCTACTACAGCATTATACGCAGCTTCTAATGGTAATATAGGTATCGGAACTTCTTCTCCTAACTATAAAATAGACGTACAGGGAACAGCCCTTTCTACAAGTTCTGTTCGGGTTCAAGGTTCTTTTGATATTAATCCTTTGGCTGCACCTCCTGTTATCGGAGGGTTTACTTTATCAGCAGGAACTAATTTAGGAGTTGGTACATACTATTACTTTGTTACTTATGTAACTGCTATAGGTGAGACTAGTGCAGGAGCTAACTTAACTGTAACTACAACTACAGGAAACACAACTGTTAACTTAACTGGAATTCCTGTATCTAGCGATCCTCGTGTAACTGCCCGTAAGATCTACAGAACATTGTTAAATCAAACTATTGATGCTCATAGGTTTTTGGTAACTATTAATGACAATATTACGACTACTTATACCGATTCTGCAACAGATGCTTCTTTGACTGGATTGGCTCTTCAATACTATAAAGTAAATACTACTGCTCGCTACTTTACCGTGTCTGGAGTTCAAGGTATGGTTATTGACCAAAACCTTACAGCTTTAGGACGAAATGCAGGTAATGCTATTATTGCTTCTAGTGGTGCAGCAATTAGGACTGTTTTAATTGGAGCACAGGCTGGTCAAAATATCACTACAGGACAAGCAAATGTTATAGTAGGTGTTGCTGGTGCAAGTTTAACTACAGGTAATAACAATACTTTAGTAGGTGATTTAGCAGGATATGGTTTAACTATTGGTTATGAGAATACTTTTTTTGGGGGAGATGGAGTTGGACGATTCGTAACTACTGGTTATCGAAATACTTTTATTGGAAACCAAGCAGGTAGAAACCTAAACAATGGTACTACTCAATTTACAGTTGGATTTGAAAATATTGCTATAGGTAACAGAGCAAGAATGTTTGCCAATAACGATAGTAATTCAATTGTTATTGGAAACGTTGCTTTAGGACTTGGTTCAAATACCACAGTAATTGGAAACTCCTCCATAACCTTTACCTCTATTCCAGCAGGTAACTTAGGTGTGGGAACAACTACTAATGCAGGATTTAAATTAGACGTTAATGGTACAGCTAGGGTACAAGGAGCTATTAGCTCTACTGCTTTGACTACAGATGGTCCTGTAGTTTCTACTGCTGGAGTATTAGGCAGTGTTGCAGGATATACAGGAATGGTTACAATACAACAACCTAGTCCTTTACCTCCTATTAATTTTGATATTCAGAATGGTATTATTGTAAACGTACTTTAACGTACTTTAAAGTCTTATTACTCTTGGGTACTCTAAGCCTTCTGCTAGGATGACATCTAAGCCTAGTATGCTTTCTATTGTTACGTCATCTTCTTCTTCTACTCCCATCTCTTCTAGTAAGGCTCCAAACTGCTTTTCTGTTAATAGAATTGCATTAGGTCTTACTGCTCTTCCGTCCTTCTCTGACTCCAAGTAGAATTGGTTTATTAATTTATCTATATCTGCTAGGGTAATCATAGTATTTTTATTTAAAGCGAATATAAAACGAATAAATCAAATCCGTATCTTTTTCTACTAAATCAAAGGAAACTCCTGGATATCCTGGACCAAAGTTGTTCATAATCCACTTAGAAGAGCCATACATTGACAATACATTCCTATATCTAAACTTATAGGCTTGTTGCATACTCTCTGTATGTAAGTCTCCTTTTATTATAGATATGTTTTTATTCTCTCCTAAACTGTGGTGATTAATGTATTTGTTAAGGAAATTTTCTGCTTTCTCAGTTAAGAAAAGGGGAAGACCATGCTTAAGATCCTCAGAGTCTTTTCCGTGAGTAAAAATAAATGTATGTTTGCCATAGTCAAAATGTTCTAAGAACTTCTCCATTATTGTTACTTTAATGAATGGATAAGCTGTGTTAAGGTAAAGAGTAAGCGCTTGATTAGTTACGTACCCATAATCTCCAGCATGGTTGTCATTTACTTGCATTACTGCATGAATGTTATTAGCTAGATTTCTCTCTACTAAAGTATCAAAAAACCTTTTATGGGCATAAAGGTAAGTCATAAAAGCTTCCTTATTGTTCATGTTTTGAGGTAACTGATGTCCTCCTCTAGTAGTGTAGCCATTCCAACCATCCAAAGAATCTCCTAAATCACAAATAAAAAGATCTTCTAGTCTTCCATAAGTCTTTACTTGTCTCTCAATCTCCTCTAATGTCTTGTTCATCCTCTCTTCGAAGACGTTTTCGTTATACTCGTTTCCGTAAAGAGCAGTAGGATGTGTAAGGGCACCTACGTGTTTGTCACTCATGTATACAAATAAGCCTCTTTTAACGCTTACAGGAGACTTTTTAGGTGTTGGGTATACATCGATACCAGATTCTAGGAAAACTTCTCTTAGAATGCCTTCTATGTCGTCACTAAAAGTATCTTCAGGTTTAATGTGAGCAAACAAAGCTGACACTAACCAACCTGAGCTTTTTTCTTTACTCCAGTATTGAACTAATTTCCACTTAGTAGTGTCTACTTTATGAATCTTAATTATCTCTTCAGCAGATCTAGGTTGCTCAGAAACTAGTTTAGATACTTCTAAAGTACCTTTTTCTAAGTTTTCATCGTAAGTTCCTACAATAGCAGTAGCTTGTCCAGGAGAATAGTTTAAAGGTTTTTGTTGTACTACTTTAGACATAGCAGTTCGCTTAAGATCACGAACTCTTTTAGCTCTTAGGTTATTAGGATCTTCTGGGTAGTAATCAAAACGAATAGCAACTTCTAAGGCTGATTCGTCTGTGTCTGGATTATTCATATAGTATTGAATAATCTGTTTAGAGATTGGCATCATAGGTTTTTAGGTTAAAGTATTAACCCTATGGTTAACAAAGCTATAGCAATTAATCCACCTTTCAAAACATTCTTCAATGTTTTTATGGTTTCTGCTTGAGATCTTACCTTAGTATCTAGGCGAACTATCTCTATTTTAGCTGTATCTAATGCTTTTTGATAGTTAGGAATCAAAGAATCCTTATAGTAAACTAACTGTGTACTATCTGTCTTAATTATTTTTTTAAGACTTACTACTCTTTCACGTGCTTGAATTCCTTTAAGGAACTCGTTATTCAACTCCTTTAGCGGTAAGCTGTCTAGAGATTGTGAGTAGGTATTTTGTGCCGTCAATATCAGGCATAGTGTCAATAGCAATCTGAATGGTATCATACTTTAAGTTGATTTTTTCGTAAGTTCTATACTCTTCGTGTTTGATATGTTCCAGAGAGTCTATTTTTTCGAAGTAAGTATCGTTTGCTTTATCTATAGAGTCTATAAAGCTAAGGACCTGATTGGTCTCTTGTTTTTCTGAGTAATCTTTAAAAAGTAAATAAGCGATTACTCCGAGTAAAATAATGTTTAGGTAGGTTTGAAAAGTCTTCACAGGATTATTTTGTGTGATCGAATTTGTGTTGGTCTATCTTAGTTAAGATCTGAGACAAAACACCATTGTCAATGATTCCTACTGTGTGTGCATTCTTAAGCGCACTAATCAATTGGAAGATAATAAAAGGAGCACATAACGTCTCCGAAAGCCAGAAAGTGCCTTGAAAGCCTTTCTCAATCATTAATATAACTGTTAGAATAACTACCCAAGAAAACAAAGTTCTTAAAACTTTTACTGCTTTTCTTGTTTGGAAACCTTCTTTCTTTGTTCCTGCCCAAACACCGAAGAAACCGTCTAGTAGAATTGAAGCTACAATACCTAAGTATTGTTCTGCGTTATCAGCTGTTAAGTGTAGAAAGTAACTTCCTAAAAAAGCACAAACAGTAGCAAAAGAGATGGTAGCAGTCTTCATTAGTTGGAGATAGTCAGGTAGTTAGGACTTATACAAAGATAACTTTATTAAAAAATTAGTCAAGAAACTTAGCTTTTTACTAGACGCTTCCTAACTACCTGAATATAAATAGATTAAAGTTTAAGAAATTAAGACCAAGGAAGCTCTACGATCTCTGGACTTACTGGAGGATTATTCAAAGACTCCAATTGACCATCTAAAGAGTTCTCAATAGACTTAATCATATCTTCGCCTAAGCCAGCTTTTACCCAGCTAATAACTTGATCTTCTGTCAAATCAGCAAAAGGAGTAAAAGAATCGCCCAATGTAAGAATACAAGAAGAACTATACTCAGAGGTAAATTCTCCTGAGGTCTTACTCACTTCGAATAGTACACTAGTTACTACGTTCTCTAAACCTTCGTGAGGCTTAGCCATCATGTTTTTAATTTTCCAATTCATATTATTCATGTTATTAGTTATTATAAGGTAAGATCAGTAGCGGAATCAATAACTGGCTTAAGTTCTGGGAATTGCTCATAGTAAGCAGCTTCATACAAATTCTCTAATCCGCTTACAGTATGTACTCCACAGGGAGCAGGCCAAACTTTAAAAGCAGCAAAAGAAGAATCTTCTGATTCATTCCATACGATGTCAATAGCATGCTTACCTGTAGTTACAGGTTCAGTGATTACGTTACCTTCTTCATCATAAGTACCTGGAGTAAGAGTAATGTTTCCTACTTCAATTACATGACAGTTAGCATAGCCAGTCTCTTCAGACCAAATAGTTTCTTTTTTCTCTAACCAAGAAGCAATGTCTTGGAATTCGTACTTTAAGTATTGCATAGTTTTTATTTTTATTTTTTACAAATATAAGTTAGTTCAAGTAAAGTCTGTTAAGTAGTCATACTCACACATTGTGCATCTGTTAAAAGAGTATTGTATAGTGCAAGGGCTATAATACCACTTCCTGTACTTAGAGGTCTATCCCCATCAAAACCTGAAAATGAATTTATTCGACACCCAACACCAATTCGGTCAATAGTTGCCAAAAAGTTTGTGTGGGTGCTTGTAGACCGTAAAACGCCATCAACAAATAATTTTCTTTGGTTATTGGTTTGAGAATAAGTACAAGCAATTTTGTGCCTTCCCGTTGTTAAATTGTAACTTGTACCCGCATAATTTATGTCATTTCCGTTGTTTGTGGTTTGGGGATTAATACCGCTAAATTGATTTGTTATATTTCCTTCTAATGAGAAAAATCCTCTAAATCCTGCGCTTGTTTGTTGTGTAAAATACATATCTAAATAAACAACTCCTTCTGTTTGACCAATCAACGAACTTATTCCTGTCTTAAAACAAGCATCAGCTAGTCTTGTAACACTTGTAGTAGTGGTAGGTATATAGGTAGTAGCATAAGATCCAAGTTCTAATTGAGATCCCCATAAAAATACCGATGTAGAAAGGGTGTTTGCCTCCGCTCTTACCGCACTTGCACTTGATGTCATTGCAACCAATAACCCTACTACGCCCGTTGTTGTAGGCACAAAAGTCATTGAACAACGATACCATCCATTTCCTACGCTTGTAATTGAGGATGTTGGATTGCTACCCGTCCCACCAGTTCCCAAAGTTCCTACAACTCCATTATTCAAATCAAAGTTTGCGAACATCCCACCAAATGTATTTGATATCCAAAGTTGGATAAAATTGTTGGTGTTCTTTTTGGCGTATATGGTATATGTGTATGAAGAACCACTTGTAATAGTTCCACTCGTAGAACCTACTACATAATGTTGGTTATTACTTCCGTCCGCAGTAAATGTGTCTGCCGTTGTATTGCCATCGGGAGATGTTGTGCTATTTGCCGTTACACTTGAAAATATCTTGCCCCAACTTGCATCGCTCAACTGATCACTGTACAACGCTAAGTTAGTTCTCTGAGGTTCTAGTAATAGTGCAGGACAACTTCCTTGAGAGAAATCTATTCTAGGAACATTTAAGCGATCTGTAGTAGGGAAATATGTTAAGGGTTGAGAACCTTCTACCAACTGAGCTCCCCAGATAAAAAGTCCACTTATTCCGTCACCTGTGTAATTTGATGTTGTACTGCTTATTATTAATGTCAAATAAGGTATAGCAGTTCCTGTGCTTGTTGCAGTTGATGTAATCACACATCTATACCAACCATTGCCAACACTTTGAATTGATGCGGTTGCTGTAGCTCCTACTCCGTATGTTGTACCATTTACTAGATCATAGTAAGATAATGAGTTTACACCAAATTGGTTTGCTAATGTAATCTTAATTAAGTTTCTTCCATTTGCTTTTACATACATAGAATAAGTATATACATTTCCACTTATAGTATTAAATGTTTGCACCATCTCGTGTGCAGATGTTGCAGTATTTTCAATTAAACTATCTGCGGTTAAAGTTCCATTAGGAGCAATTGTTGCGTTCAAAGTAACACTTGATGCAACCTTTGTCCAAACTCCATTGTCAAAACTTTCTGATTGTTGTATTAAATTTACAGGAGACTTCTGAATAAGACCATTAGAAGCTGTTCTGGTAGCATCGCTTCCTCTTGTGAAGGAGATAGCATCAGGAGTATAGATAGGAGTACTAGGAGTAGGTATTAAAGCATATACACTATCTTCTGTGTATGCTGGTGCTGATGGTAATATATAACTTGGTATAGGCATGGTATTTTGGCTTAGTTTATTTTATTTAAATTCTATTAATAGTATTAACAGATGTGTAAAGACAATCAGGACTCTCTGATACTAGGTTAAGACTTCCATAGGCTTGAGTAGGTGTAGTGTAAGCAACTCCTGTAAGTTCTATACATTGAGAATCAGATAAGGGAGTATTCCATAAAGCCATTTGTGTGATGTATTTAGGAACATCAGTTGCATAACCCAGAAGAAATTCCATGTTTGTTGTAGTAAATGAGGTTGCTGAAACCTGTTTTATACCGTTAATAAACACATCCGCAGTTGTTCCGTTCCACTTAATGACAGCCTTAACAGTATCGGTTGTAGTCTGAAACAGTGCCGTAGGATTTCCTGCAATTACTTTTTGAATATTTAATCTACCTTGACTTAAATCATTTCTGCGCATAATAAAACCGTTACCACTAATTCCACCCGATGTATTGTTGTCGGCTAATTGCAAACCATTACTGAATGCATCTCTAAATACACTTAAGTTTGCCTTCAAGTCAACAAACCACGTACCTCCACTAGAACTAATAAGGTTATTAGTAAAGATGTTGTTTCTTGTAAAGGTATCAGCTAAGCGAGTAACAGTTGTGGTAGTCGTAGGGATATATGTTGTTGGATAAGCCCCAGTTTCAACTTGTGCTCCATATATGTAAACGCTTTTAGATGTGTTTAAAGCGTCTGAATAAATACGAAAAATATAAGTTGATTGTGTAGAGGTAAAGACACCAACAATTCTATACCAACCATTTCCAACTGATGTAAAACTATAAGTACCGCTTGTACCTAGAATAGATGTGAGAATTGAACCATTCCAATACAAGTCTACCGTAAGGCCTGCTCCATCGGATGTCCAAATTCTACTCTGATTTGAATTTATATTTTTTATATATAGTGTTGTTGTATATGTAGTTCCAATATTTACTGTAATGTTTTGAAACAAAAAGTCATTACCTCCACCACTTGAGTTTAATGTCCAAGCATTATTAGTTCCATCAGGAGATATTGCAGAATTTGCATTCACCGCAGGACCTGCAAACATTGCCCAAGTTGTGTTAAATGTATTTGACTGCAATAACAAATTAGTTCTTTGTGGCTCTAATAAGAAAGAAGCAGATCCATCAGAGTAATCTACTCTAGGAAAGTTTAAGCGGTCACTTGTGTAAAGATAATCTTTAGGTAAGTTACCTTGTACTAGTTGTGCTCCCCAAACAAAAATTCCGCTTGTGCCATCTCCTAAAAAATTTTGAACATTGTCTGCATTTGCAGTATACAATACCGCAAATATATTTTGAACACTTGCGGATGAATAAGTCATAGTACACCTGTACCATCCGTTTCCGATATTTGTGATTGTTGGAAAGCCTCCTTGTGATGTTCCAATAGTCCCATTGGATAAATTAAACCAAACTCTTACTGTTGAAATGTCGTTATCAAGCCTCATTATCATATAATCGTATTCGCCCTTTTTAGCATATGTACTAAAAGTATATGTTTGAGTTTGGGCTGAATATGTTTGGTATATAAGGTGACCTGTATTTACAGCAGTTGCAATTAATTTGTCAGAAGTTAAAGTACCATTAGGCGAGATGATTGAATCTGTTGTTACACTTGCTGCAATTTTTACCCATAAACTATTTGAAAAATCCTCACTATACCTAATCAAGTTATAGCAAACTTCCTCTACTTGTCCTGCTGGATTAGTACGAGTAGCACTAGATGCCCTTGTAACAGAGAGTTGACCTATAGAAGATAAGGGTTTTTGTGGAAATAATATAGTCTCTCTATATCCTGAAGGAGCTAGGTAGAATGTTGAATCAGAAAATTTGCTCATGTTCGCTTAGTTTACTTTAAGTTTTGTATTAAGTTGGTTATTGTATTTAAGTTCTCTACTGCTCCTCCGTTACTGTTTACATATCTTTCATAGCTTCCTATTACTGATTCTCCTTCTGTAAAGTCAGAGGTAAGCGCAACACACTGATCGTCTGATAATGGTGTAGGGAATAAAACCATCTGTTGAACAAATTTAGGTACATCACTACCTTGTCCATTCAAAAATTCCATATTTGTAGTAGTAAAAGGTGTAGCACTAGTCACTTTTACTCCATTAACAAATACATCAGCCGTGGTGCCATTCCATTTTATAGCAATCTTAACTGTGCTTGTAGTGGTTACATGTAGTTGAGTTAAGGTACCTCCAACACATTTGTTGATTGGTAAAATTCCTGTTCCTGAACTTCTTATATTTAATGAATTTCCTAATGATGCTGCAGTTGAGTTATCACCTATCCACAAAGCACCAATAGAGTCCCTTGTATAACTGATGTTATTCCTTAATTCAATAAACCATGTTCCTCCTGCTGCTGTTATTAATCCGTTAGTATAAATATTACCTCTAGTGAAAGAGTCTGCTAAGCGAGTTACTGTAGCCCCAGAACTAATAATTGAAGTCGTATCATAAGCACCAACTTCGCATTGCTTGTGAGCAATTAAAACGCCACTTGTTCCATCGCCTGTATAATCAGCGGTTGAATTTGCATTTCTTACAACAATAAAACGAGACAAAGCTCCCGTAAAGGTCATATTAATGGAACATTTGTACCACCCATTTCCTAATGAAGAAATTTCACCCGTGTAACCAACGGCAGTTCCCGAAATTGTACCATTCGACAAGTTGAAAATAATTGCACCACCCGAAACACCACCCGCTTCACCAAGTGATAAATAATCATATCCCGCAGATTTTGCAATTACCCAAAATCTACCCGCACCCGAATAGTTTACACTTAAAAAAGGTCGATGTTGTCCAAGTGTTGCGTCAGGTATTATTTTTGCAACTGTAGAAAATCCATAGGGATTTGATGCACTTACAGTAGTTACTGTTGTACCTCCACTATTAGTTAATGTCCAACCAGTAAATGTTTGAGAATTAGGGTCTAAATTAGTCCTCTGTGGTTCTAAAAGTAAAGCAGGTGCACTTCCATACATATATGACAGTCTTGGTACATTAAGACGATCAGTTGTAGGAAAGTATGGGAGTGCTGAACTACCAGTAACTAACTGAATGCCCCAAGCAAAACAACTTTTTGCAAATCCATCTCCAGCTAACTCAATCCACCCGTTACCACCACCTAATGATGTAGCAGTTACAGAAACACGAATCCAATCATTTGGTAATTGCTCAATTTGACCACTTATATTTGTCCAAGCCAATGGATTTGTAAAGTATGTAGCAGTCTTAGCAACCAAGTTTATTCGTGCTATTGCAGGAGCAATCACACCGTCAGACACTCTTAAGAAAAGTGTTTCCCCACTTGCAAATGTATTGTTTTTAAGATAAACACTAAAGGTATATTGTGTTGATGCGGCTATTGGCAAAGTTTTTATTATATATCCTGTAGATGTTGTAAATGATATTAAATCTGCTGTATTTGTCCCATTGGGAGCAGTAGTGTTATCAGCAGTTACGGTTACATTTGTTTTACTCCAATATAAATTAGAAAAATCTTCCGAATAACCAACCAAATTCCACGGAACTCGTTGAATCAATCCGTTAGAGTTAGTACGCCAAGCATCTGATCCTCTTGTCCAAGTTATGTCTCCGTTACCAGTATTAGGTACACCTGAGTATACAACTCCTCCTTTGTAAGAAGAAGGAACTAATTCAAAAGAAGCACCTGTTAAGCGAGAATATAGGGAGTTTGCTTCATCTAGTGACTCTGAAAACCCTGCATTATTAACTGCTCTAGAGTTTGCTTGTACTACTTCGTTATTAAATACTGGTCCGTTAAACATAAATTGATTCGATTAAAAATTAGAAATTAAGAGCGTAAGAAGCGTAGTAGAAAGATCCATCCCATACTAAAGTAATGATATCTATCTTACCTGCAGTAGTGGTGAGTACTGGAGCAACTCCTCCTGACCATTTTACGTTTGCAGGCCATGCAGTTAAGAATCCGCCTCCTCCTCCTTGAGTTAACTTTACAATGTAAGTTCCTATTACTGGAGTACTTAAAGTCAAGGTAGTGTTAGCTGTAAGCGTAATATCCGCTAAGTTACCATTAGGCCAACTAACAGTAGTACTAGCAGTAGACGCTGAGATAGTTTGCTTAACATCTATTACGTTCTGTGCAGTATCTAACAAAAGAAGCTTTCTATCTGTTCCGTTAATTTTAACAGCCCAAGAAGAAATAGTAGTATTAGTCTCAGCTGCTACTGCACCTGCGTTATGGGTAACACTACCTACTACAAATTGATTATTTGCCGTTGCAGTTGCTGCACGACCTAAAATTACTGAATTGCTAAACCCTGCTGTACTTGCAATATATCCAATAACGGTATTACTACCTCCTGTATTTGTAATGTCCGAACCAATACCTACGCTATTTGATGAACCAGAAGCCGTAGTAATACCAGAACCAATCATAACATTTAACACGCCTGTAGTTATAGCACTTCCTGCAACATAACCTAATAAAGTATTATTCGTACCCGTAGTTACACCAGCACCAGCCTGAAACCCTAACGCCGTGTTATTCACACCCGTACTCGCAGTAAGTGCCTGATACCCGATTGCGGTTATGCCTGTACCCGAGGTGTTGGCGGCAGCGGAATCAACACCTACCGCTGTGTTGTTGGATGCTGTGTTTAAATTTAATGCAGAACGACCTATGGCAGTATTAGAAGCACCTGTTGAATTTGTAGTCAAAGCCAAACGCCCTATAGCAGTATTGTTTGAACCTGTAGTGTTGGCATCCAAAGCGTTGTTACCAATGGCGGTGTTTGAGTTTCCTATAGTATTGAAAAAAGAAGCACGTCTACCCAAAGCAACGTTTTCACTACCTGTATTATTTGTGTAAAGTGCAGTATGACCAACTGCGGTATTTGAGTTACCCGTACTCGAATATAACGCTTGATAACCGATTGCCGTAATGTCTGTGCCTGAGGTGTTTGTACGTGCTGCATCAAAGCCTACCGCTGTGTTGTTGGAGGCTACGTTATTTACTAAACTATTAACGCCTACCGCAGTATTTGATGCCCCTGTAGAGTTTGCATAGTTTGCATAAGCACCTATGGCTGTATTTGAACCCCCTGTAGTATTTGTAAATGCAGAAACTTGTCCAATGGCGGTATTTAATTGACCTGTAGTATTCGATGTTAAAACCCTATCACCTACAGCAGTATTATTATTACCCGTTGAAACCCTCAACGCTTGATAACCTATAGCAGTAATACCCGTTCCACTTGTGTTGGTTAAAGCGGCTTCAAAACCTAAGGCTGTGTTGTTAGAGGCGGTATTGTTGAATAAAGAGGCAAAACCGATACTAACATTTGAGCCGCCCGAAATATTCTGACGTAAAGAATTTTGACCAAGTGCTACGTTATTTGATCCTATAGTATTAGCAGTTCCAGAAGACCATCCTACGTAAGTGTTACCAACGCCTGTAGTATTACCTACTAACGCCTGAAAACCTATCGCTGTGTTTCTATCTCCTGTACTTGCGGTAAGTGCTTGATACCCTATCGCTGTGATGCCTGTTCCTATAATATTGCTATTTGCTGCCTGATACCCTACAGCCACGTTATTACTCGCAGTTGTATTACTCAACAACGCATCAACCCCAACAGCCACGTTTTGTGTTCCGCTTGTATTAGCTCTTAGTGATCTATAACCATAAGCGACATTACTAGCCCCAGAAGTATTGCTTAGCAAAGAGTCTGTACCAAAAGCAGTATTAGTAAGTACAGCTCCTCCTCCATAGTTAGTAACTGATGTAGTAGACACCCTTAATGGAGTAGCAGTGTTTACTTGGTCTGTAATGATTCTTAGGATAGAATCTAAGGGTACTCCTCCTTGAAGTTGTAGAACACCAGTGTTTACAATTCCTCCACTAGCACCTAAGGGAAATATTTTACCGTATGACATAGTCGTATTTTTATTTAAAAGTTATTTAATTTTATTTAAGTTTATTTAATGTTTATGTGGTTAGTAACTGACAATCACTATCGCTTAATGGGTAGTTAAAGAGTGCCATTTGTTGGATGAATACGGGGACTTGCATACTTGTTAGTAAATTTTGTAACTGCGTTGTGCTAAATGCGGTCGCACTAACTTGCTTTGTTCCGTTAACAAATACATCTGCAGTACTGCCGTTCCATTTGATGGCAATTTTTACAGTGTCCGTTGTGGTTGTGTACAATAATGTTGAAGAGGAAGAAATAGTTTTTTGTATTGCCAATCTTCCAGTACCCAAGGAATTGCGCAACGCAAATCCATTACTGAATCCACTTGAATCATCAAGATTAATATTAATATTAGAATTGTCCCTCGTATACGCAATGTTATTCCTCAACTCCACAAACCAAGTACCCCCACTGCTTGTTATCAAACCATTGGTGTATATGTTATTGCGGCTGAACGAATCCGCAATACGGGTGGCTGATGCGGTGGTTGTTGGGATGTAGGTTGTGGGGTATGCGCCAAGTTCGAGTTGTGCGCCCCACGCAAAAAATGTGCGAGTTGCAGTTGGTGCATCAAATCCAATTTCAGCACTATTATTCCCTGAGGTTGCCCCAAGAGTGAATGTAACCTGCACACGATACCAACTATTTGTTAAACTCGTTATTGATGCACTTACGTTACTAACACCAGAACCCGTTGATTGTGCCGTAGCAGTTCCCGCATTTATATCAATTACCGCCCTTGCTTCCGCTGCGTTTGTTGAACCTAAATTATTGTTAAAATAAAATCTAAAAGTGTTACCCGAAGTAATAGTATCATTTTTTACAAACGCAGAAATAGTGTATGTCGTTGAATTTAATACGGTCAAACTAAACCTACGAATAAATCCTCCATTACTTGTAATTGATATTCTATCGGCAGTCGTATTGCCATCGGGTGCGGTTGTTTGATTTGTAGTTACGGTTGTGTTATTTGTTAACCAAGTAGTTGAAAAATCTTCGCTTGGAAACGCCAAATTCGTCCTCTGTGGCTCTAACAACAACGCAGGACAACTGCCGTACATATAGGATAGACGGGGTACATTCAACCTATCGGTTGTGGGAAAATAGGTTTGGGCTGAACTGCCTTCGACTAATTGTGCGCCCCAAAAATATGCGCTTCCGCTTCTTGTAAAACTTGAATCCGCACTAACTGTAAAAAAAGCGTATTGACTGGCAGAACTATTAACCGCAGTCATTGTGACTGTGCAACGATACCACCCATCTCCTACATTTGTGATAGTGCTTGTTGCTCCATTTATGGTTGAACCAACCACGCCATTTTGTAAATCAAACCACGCAGCCTTGTCGACTGAATTAAAATTCTCTACACACACCCAACGTGTTGCAATATATTTAGCATATAACGAAAACGTCATTAAGCCATTATGCGTAAAGGATTGCACAACAAACCCAGCCGTACTAAAAGCAATTGTATCAGCCGTTAAAGTACCATTTGGTGAAATCGTAGTGTCTGCGGTAATTGTTGCGCTTGACTTCGACCAAGCAGAATTGGTAAACTGCTCCGAATATGATAACAAATTCCACGGAACTCGTTGAATCAACCCTTCTATGTCTGTTCTCCAAGCATCACTTGCTCTAGTAAAGCTAAGAGATCCATTAGAGTTGTTAGGGATAAGCGAGTATACTGTGTCCTCTTTGTATCCACTTGGTCTCATAAAATAAGATGCAGACTCAAGTAAAGTACCTGCAGTATCTATGCATCCTAGAGATTCTGTAATTCCTCCATCTGCTCTTACTCTTAGAAAGTGAGCATTAGATAGATTGTCTGTTCCGTTAATATAGAAAAATTTCCCTAAGCGAGCCATTGGATCTTATTTTAGATTTAAGTTTAAGTTTTTGGACTAAATACTTCGCTTATCTCTTATTGAGATACAATGTAATAAAGAGTACCTGTACCAGCTACTTTTACATTGGAAGTATTAGAAGTATCTATGCTAATTCCTGCACTAGTAGGCAACAAGATAGTTGCTCCAGATACACCTGAAGTAGCATTATTTACTGTAAAACTTAAGTTTGATCCTGTGGTATTCATAAGTGTTACGAATTTGCAACACTCTGCTGGCAAATCTGTAAGCGAACCTGTTAGGGTAAGGGTTCTAGATACGTCAGCAGGCTCCTCTGTGTTAGAAGCGATTTGTCTTAGACGTTTAGCTTGCTCTTTAAGCAAATCATTATTTTCCATAATTATATAGTTTAATTTAGTTTAATTATCGTTACAGTACTTAAGTACTCGGCTTTTTAGGCCCGTAGTACAAAAGTAAACTATTAAAAAAATAAGTCAAGAGATAAGAGACTAAGGAGTTACTTTCTCCTTAATCTCTCTGACTCTATCCTATTCTTTAACCCTTCTACCTTAGATTCTATTTTGTCTCTTAGGTACTCCTGAGGATTATTTTGGATTTGATACCTTTCTATTTCTTTGTTAAGTCTCGCTGCCTCTCTGCTCCCCAGTGAAGAACCAAACTTTCTATTCCTATAGTAGGCTGCTACGTATGGATACTGCATTCCTATAATCTCCATCTTATTCTCCAAGGAAGCAATCTCTTTAAATCTCTCTACTCTCTCTTCTTGATCTGTGATTCTCTTTGAAGGATCTACTGACTTTAATTCTTTTTTAATCTCAGACACTCTCTCACTTAATTGATTGTAGCTTCCCAAAGGATCTAACTTGATTCTTCTTTCTTCTGTTACGTCTAACCTTGGGTTGTATTTCAATACAGTGTAAAGCTTCTTCTCTGGCTGTAGGAATTGACTCATACCTGATTCTGCTCCTGTGTAAACCATAAAAGCTGCAAGTAGATTAGGCTTACCATATAGTGCTTTAGGAGTACTAAATGAGTTAGGAAGACCATTAGCGTACTTATATGAGAAAGAACCAAAAGGATCTGACCAAGTATCTCCGTCAAACAAAGGACTCAATGCATCATAAGAAGCTTTAGTTGTACCACCGATAACACTCCAACCTAACTGTTTAGCTCTTGATATTGTGTTACTCTCTCCTGGTTGTTTCTGAGGAGTTTGATAGAATGACTTGTAAGCCCAGTTTGCTGCCCCTATAGGACTGAAGGTAGTCAACTCGTCGTGCATACCTTGAAGTAAGTTAGCAATAAAAGCTAAGAACGGACTAGTAGTCTCCTCATCATCGGGGTCTAGTGACTTAGCTATAATTCCCATAGTAGTAATCAAGGCTTGTTGTATAGCAAGCATACCTACTAAGTTGGTAGCTGCAGTACGCATTCTAGACTTTTGTTGATCTGTAACAGTTTCATTAGCCATAGAACTACCACCCAAAGCAAGTAGTCTTAAGTAAGAACCTACTTCTCTGTTAAATCCTTTTTCTATGTTACCTGTGTTTAACTGAAGTCTTCTTGATCCATACTTATTATTAAACGTAGTAGCTAGCCAACGCTTCATACTCATTACCATTCTTGCAAGGATGTATCTTTCGTACTGAGCTGATCCTCTCTTATGGTAGTTACCTTGTGTTGAAGTAAAGTAATTAAAAATTCTATCTCTGATCTGTTGTTCTAAGCGAGATATGTTCTCTACTTTTACTCCAGCTTTAAGTTGTAGTTTACCGTCTACTTGTTCATATGCTTCTGCTAACTTAATAGTTCTAGTTTTTCCACCTTCTTCTATCTGGACATTGTATTGATTCATAATAGACTCAAATACAGCAATAGTAGAAATACTCTCCAAATAGCCACGAATAACAAAACCTGCAGTCTCACTAGACACAAATCTATTTAACATAGTCTGATGAATAGTATCTGCCTTAGCTCCAGGTTGAGCCTGTGGCATAGCGTTAAAGTGCATAAGTAAGTCTGTGTAGTAAGAAACACTTCCTCCACCTCTATATACTTCAAACATCTTATCTGATTGTTTAAGTCCTCTCCACATACCCTGAATGAATTCTTGTCTACTTACTCCTGCTAAGTTTGCGTTTATTCCTGCATTCCACAAGTTGACTGCAAAGTTCTTAATAGATGCAATTGCATTAAACTGCAAAGCTTTACGTTGACCTATAGATAAAAACTTATTTGCAGGACGAGTAAGAAGTTTAACAAACTCTTTGTTGCCTATTGAGTTAATCTCTTCTCCATAAAAGTTTTTAGAAATCTCAAAGTCTACTGTAGACAAAGTGCTTTCAGCAGTTTTGTTTCTTTCTAATGCATCCCTAGTACTGAAAACAGTAGGCATAATCTTTTGCATAGCTGCAAAGTGTGAAGAGTAAACTCCAAACTTAGCAATGTTACCCAAGATATTATAAGATACCTGATCTGTATTCAATGGACTCTTATAACGACTACGAATCAATTGTACTTTTCTTCCAGAGATAGTTTCTACCTCAGAGTCGTTTAGTTGTTCGTATTGACTAGAACCTATGTTAGGTACAAAAGCTAACTTAAACAACTCATAAATACCTGAGAAAGTATCAAGGGGTCTTCTAAGTACGTTAGACAGAGTTTCAAATGCTGTCTTATTCTCGTTTACTATAGAGTATCCAATACGTTGACTCTTAGGCAACTCTTTCTGTACATCCTCATGTAAAGAAATAATCTCATCTAGGATAGCTCTTTCCTGACTAGAGAGGTTATAGTACTCTTGGTTAGAGTATTTACCATCAGAAGTCTCTCTTGGCCTAGGCTCAGAAGTAAATCTATAATCCTTGTTCTTGAACTTTTCATCAATTACAGGAATAGACCACTGAAAAGAAGGAGCTTCTTCTATAATATGACGAGGATCTTTAGGAAGAATCTGAGTCCAGATATAAGAAGGTCTTTCTTTAGTTGTAGTTACTGTATCACCATTTACCATTTTTACCTCTTCGGTAACAATGTGATTGTCTTTATACCACTGACTAGCTCTAAACCTATCGTCTATTTCTTCTTCTAGGATTGTTTGTTTTATCTCTTCTACAGTTGTAAATGTACTCATCAACTGTGCTGCAATGTAAGTCTCTCTTCTTGTTTTAGCTTTCTCCTCCAAGGAATCCATGAACTCTTGGTCTTGAACTACTTCTGTTCTGATCGTTGCTTGGACTTCTGCTACTTTGTCTCTATAGTATTGGGTTTCTTTTCTACCCTGCAAAGCATTAAGCATTTTATACAGTCTGCCTAATTCTGATTTATCATCAGCACTCAACTCTCTTGCTTCTGCATACTTCTTAATGTCTTCTATCTCTGCTTCTATGTCCTTAACTGTCTGAAACAAGTTGCCTGCATTAACTACGTCATTACCTTGGATAGTTCCATCACCGTCTCTAAAACCTAAGATAGCATTGTTTAGTCTCTTGTAAGCATCAGTAAGATCCTCTGCATCCAAAGAAGGATATCTACTAAGAATAGCATTAATAGAGTCTGTTATAGCCTGTTGTTCTCTGTAGAACTCTGGGGAGATCTCTGTTCTAGTATTTTCTTCGTACCACTTATCCCTTACTTTCTTTGCCTCTTCGAACTCCTTAGTAATTTTTTCGTTCTGTTCTGCAAGATTCTCGTCTTGCTGTTCTGCGAATCCTGCCATTGACAAGGAGATGTCTGAGGCATTCTTTCTCTTAAGGATTTTATTGTACTCTTCGTCTATCTCATTCTTTTGAATCTGCCACTGCTTACGCTTAGTAACGTTATCATAAGTAAGTACATCTTGATTATTTCTTTCCTTCTTCCAAGCAATGATCGACTCTGCTACTCTTCTGTCTTTGCTTCCTACAGGTTTCTCATCTCCATTAGAGTAGTACAAAGAGCCTAAGCGATTAAACTCAGTCAACAATCTTTTGATCTCATCCTTAGTAATCTCATCTGGATTAAGATCTTCTGACAAAAAGTTAATCTCAGACAAGATTGCTTCTCTAGCTTCTTTTGCTTCTTCAGTAAGTAACTCTTGAATCTTATAGTATTCGTCTGTGTAAGGACGTAGAGCATAGTCTTCTAGGAATTTATTAGTAGCAGCCTTAGTATTATCTATGGCAGATTGATCACCTGACTTAATAGCCTGCTCTTCTCTCTCTAAAAGAAGTTTAAGATCATTTTGGAACTCCTCTTCTTTTAATTTAGTATTTAGTACTGCTTGCTTTACTTTCTTAAGCGAATCATCTGGTTGCTTATGTAGAACTTCAACAACTCTAGTAAATCCTTTGTAAAGAGTTTGGTAAGTCATACCCTCAGTAGCCAGCTTACCTCTAAGGTTACGGAGTCTGTCAAAGATATCTTGAGCACGCTTACTAAACTTACCTGAGTTTACTTGTGCTTCAGCAGTAGCTTTGTCAATAAACTGTTTAACAATCTGTACAGTAGGATTCTTTCCTTGTACTGCGTTGTTAATCCACATACCCAAGAAGCTAGTCTCTCTTCCGTACTTTTTATCGTTCTTAAGAAGTTCTTCAATGTTTTTTGCAGTAGGAATAAATCTCTCTAACTGTCTTAGGTCTTCGATTTCTTTAGCAAGTACTTTAGATAAAGCAGTTTTACCATTAGCATCTGCCTTGGATTTTGCTGCAATCAACGCACTAAGTTGTTCTTTTACTCTCTTCTTACCCTCTACTGTAGCCTCTTCACCAAAAGAAGCAGCTAACTCCCTAGCAATAGGAGCTACTACTGCATTATTATAATTACTATCAATAGAGTCTACTAACTTACGAGTCTCTTCGATAGTTTGCATAAGTTCCTGAACTACCTGTGCATAATCAGGAATAGCCATCTCAAGAGCTTCTTGTGTAGTAGCCCTCTCTTGCATGTCTGCTATATCCTCTAAACTAAAGATAGCATTGAATTCTTTTTCAAACTCATTGATCTGTTCTTTGATTACTCCACTTAAGTTCTTAGCGTAGTTAAAAGTTTTAATAATAGCAAAGTCTTCAAACTCCGAAGCATTCTTCTTATACAAGTTAAGTTGATTCTGTACGGTAGTAAGAGTACTAAGCGCTGTATTCAAGTAGGCAATTGTATTAGCTAGAATGTCTTTAGCATTAGTAGAGTTAATGTCACTAAAACGTTCCTGCAATCTTCCTGTACTTCTAAGAGTAGAGTCAATCTCCTTAAGCGACTGTGTAATCTGTCCCCACATCTTACTAGAAGTATTCTTATTGATAAAGTTTACAAACTTCTGCAGTTCTGGAAATCTTTCTAAATCAGTAAGGCCATTAGGGTTATACTTTTCATTCTTAAACCTTAGATCATATTCTCCCTGAGTAATAGGCATATCCCTAGTCTCAATCAAATGATCTAAGTAGTTATTGATTGTAGAATCAATTTGTTCAATATTAGGTAGATCCGTATACAAACCTTTTAAGAAGTTTGTAATCTTCTCTATCATATTCCTTAAGAAATTTTTATCTTCCTTAAGAGATTCTTGCTGTGAAACTAATGCTGCCCTAAAATGAGGATTAGATACTACTTCACTTACAAACTCCTCTACGTTAAAAAAACCATAGTTAACAACTAGGTTAGGAAACTTCTTCAAGTAAGAGTTATAGACCTTTTCCATTTCTGCCTTAAATGCTTTCTCCTGATCTGTCACAGGCTCATTCAAAGCTTTAATGGTGTAAGCGTGCATAGACTCATGGATAAGGTCTGTAATGAGCTTAGAATCATCCATACTCTCACTAACTGTCTTACCTATGTAGATAGTACGTGAGTTATTATCATAGAATGCAACTTGACCTGCATCCATAGAATCAGTGTCGTCAAATATTACTAGTCTTACACTAGGGTTAATCTCTTGAAGTTCTTTTAGTTTAGTAAGAATAGTCTTCTGGGTATCTGAAAGTCTATCACTGGTAAGCAATCCAGACACCACATCATCCCAAGTAGAGTTACTACTTGGAAAGAATTGAGAAATAACTTCTCCAAAATTAAGTCTACTTAAAGTTTCTTTAGTTTCAGGACCAGTAGACTTAAATAAACCTACAGAGACTCTGAAGCCTTTATCTGTACGAACTACTTCTGCTGAGATATTTTTATACCTTGGATTTAAGTTAAAGTTTGCTGCAACTGATACAGCCTCTTCGTATGTAGGAAATTCCTGCATAGGATCTAACTGAGTCAAAGCATCTTCTTCAGAGTTAATTGCATCTATTTGATAATCAGATAGTTCCAATCCAAGAATCTCGTTAAGGTACTCAATCTTAGGTTCTCCATTTAGGTTAAGTTCTTCTCTATACTCTTTGTTGGTAGTCCAATCAAATCCAAGAAGATCTTGGAATCCAGGAGTATACATGCTATTATAGATATCTACTGCTTTTTCTTTATCAAATACGTTTGTCAATTGATAGTAAGTAGTAGACATAACTGTCTTACCAGTAATAGGAGATTTTATAGTTGCTTTACAGGACATTATTTTATCTTAAGTTATTATACAAATATAATTAAATATTGCAAGCCTCTTCTTTAAATTGAAGTCTAGTTAAGTTGGCTTTAGTTTCTGCCTTAACATCTGCAAGATAGTCTTCGGCTTCGTAAGGGAAAGATACCCTAATAGGACTTTCCTTTATTATGTTGTTATCGTCTATACTTTCTTCAAAAGAAAGTTGAGTCTGGGTGTAAGTAGGAATAGTAGATACTTCTTCGTAAATATCTTCATCAAAAGATTCATACATTTCTACTATAGGAGTAATCTTGTCAAAGAACTTATCATTAAAGCCCCACTCTATAAAGAAATCAGATCCTCTATTAAGATAATCACTTCTAGTAATTCTTCTCTCTGTTTTAGTGAAAGGAAGTTCCTCGTTGGTTAGATTATAACGTTGATTGGCAGAGTCTCTAATCTCTGCGTTCTGAAGATCGAATAAACGTTCATTCGGTATTTTAAGGGAACCTTGTACTATGGCTCCCTTTGCAATCATGTATTCTCTGTTTGTTGTTTTTAAGTCGCAACTTGCCATATTTTTAACATTTAAATGGATCTATTACACTGCTTGATTCTCCCTTACCGTAGTTGTAGCGTAGGTCTTGTAGAGCAGCTTGATTAATTCTGTCTTCGTATTGTCCCTTAGTTTCACCTTCTTCTTGTTTGATAGTGTTATGTTTAGCTTCATGTATCAAAGCAAAGGTCAAGAACTCTTCTAGTGATTGGAATTCATCTGCAGCTAAAGGGGTAGCAAAGCTATCGTCTAGTTGTTTAGCAGGTTTAGTCCAAGCCTTATCATTAAACTTCTTAATAAATTCTTTCTCGTTAATAAGAATAGTACCTTCTAAGTTTCTCATAGCAACAGGAGTAGTTTTCTTAGTAGGGATAATATCTACCAACTGAATAGGCAAAGATCTAAACTTACCTTTTGCTTTAATGTTGTCAAAGTTATTATAAGTCTTGCCTTTAAAGTTAGCTATATTTCTCAAACTTTCTTCTACTTCAGCTTCTAATTTACCTAAAGTAATCAAGAAATCGGCTTGATGTTTATCCTTAGCTAATCTCGAGTTAAGAACTAAAGTAGGGACATTTCTACTATCGTTAAAGTAAGTCATCAAGCCTACATACCTAGACATAGATTCTGCAAACGTAGGATTGTTGAGTCCTTCTTTAAGTTTAGCAACTGCTTGAGTTGTATGAGTTACATAAGTCTCGTAAGGAATTACTTGAGAAAGACCATAAGAGTTCTTAGCAAAACCAAATTCAAGAAAAGTACCTAATCCTAGATTCTCGAATACACTACGTACATCTTCACGAACATCATTAAGACCTTCAATAAATGCTTTCTCATACTCACCTACTAGGTAACTATCTAGGTTAGCGTTTCTAAGTCTAAAGATAATATTATTTGAAGTTGTCTCTGCTGTGTAAAGATTAGCCAAAATCTGATTCTTAGATAAGTCGCTGTACTTCTCAGTGATGTCCGCAATCCTCTTAGATAAATTCTCTGGGTTATTTTTATTCAAAAGACCTGCATTAGAGAAAAACTTATCTTGAAGTTTAGTTCCTGTACCATCTACCCCAAACAACTGTACCATTGTAACAAGGTAGTTATCCTTAATCTTTCTAGAGGCTTTAACCAAGTCTTCTTCAGTAAACAGTCCAGCCTTATTAGAATAGATTGTAATAGCGTCTAACACACTAGGGTGATTTGATACATCAAACACCTGGGGCATCAAAGACTCAATAGTATTAGCTTGGTTGAACTTAGAAAGAGCAGACTTATTAGTCAGTTTATCTAATCCCTCTGCATTAAAACTCTCTCTAATTTTTGCTGCACTAATTTTATCTGCTTTAACTTGGTAAGAGTTTTGAAATCTTCTAGTGTTGTAATCTACCAAACCAGTCAACTGTTGTATAGCACCCTGCATTTCCTTAACTACAAATAAATCTACAATGTCTTGTATTTGAGCAGCATCTGATTCATTTGCAAAGTCGTTATTCTTTAAAGACAAACTAAGCGCTTCTATAGTAGGTTTTACCTTTATAATTCCACTCTTATCAGTAACAATCGAATCGTTAACAAGGCTTAGTGACTCTTGAGAAATGTTCAGACTTTTTAAAGTGTCCATTAAAACTTCTTTAAAAGTCATCTTAACTGGTCTTCCTCTTGTTACTCCTAGTTGTTTAAACAAGGGCCCTCTGGTAGACTCCTTAAGTACGTGCTTAACTACTGGCTTATTTAAAAAGTCTAAGGCAGTTTTTACAGGAGTACCTGCAAGAATCATAGAGTGAAACAATGGAGTCTTAGCTTTATCTAATCCTAACAAGATAATCCAATCTTCTTTTGCAATATCTACGTGCCCGTTAATCGCTTCACTGATTACCCTAGAAATAGAAGTACCATCAGTAAGAGTCTTCTCACCTAAGCTGATACCTTTTTCTACACGGTTTGCAGAGAAAGGATACATACTAGCAAACTCACTTGTGTAAACTAATCCTGCAATCTGAAACTCCTTCTGCATTGTGTTAAGCTTAGCATCAATACCTAAGGCTTTCTTAGACTCGATATTATCTCCGTATACACGATTAGATGTAAGAGGACTAAACAACTCAGTAGAAGTGATAGGATTAGCTTGTAGCTTGTCTGAGATCTCTGTCAATACTGTGTTTGTGTTAGGAAGTACAAGCTTATCATAGTTCTCTTTCATAGAAAGAACAGAACTAAATACATCTATCAACTTGTTGATATTAGCTTGCTTAAAGTTTTGTACTCCGTTAACTGTACTTACGTAGTCGTTAATTTCTGACTTAAGAGCCTTAAGCACAGGAAGTGAGGCTGCTAGATCACCTGTTCTAACAAGAGCTTTTGCTTCTTCAATCTTCTGTTTGATTAAGTTTTCTTTGTCATTAGATCCTTCTGACATCAAAGCCTGAAGTTCTTCCAAACTCATCTTCTTATTAGAGAACTTGCTAATCTCTTCCTCTGTAGTAGAGATAGACTCAGTCAACTCTTGGATTTCTTTTTCTAGTTGCTTCTTATTAACGTAAGCAGGAGTTGCTGCCAAGGTTTCTACCAAAGCTTGTTTGACCTCAGTAAGAGTCTTAAGCATTCTCATTGACTCTTTTTGACTAGGAAGATTAGTGTTATAGTCTTTAAGAGTAAATCCTCCGTCATCAACCAAATCTCCATTAGCAGTTAACTTGGGTTCAAACATTGTCAACTTATCAATGTCAAAGTCAGATCCAGACTTAACTACAATCTGAGCAGGAACAACAATAACAGGACCTGCACTAGTAGGTAAGAATTCTCTTACTCTAAAGTATTCCATAGAGTTTAGACCTTGTACGGGAATACGTACACCTACTAAACTTAATTTCTTACTATGTTGGTTAACCCAATCAATAGCTTCTTGGTTACTAGATTTAAGAATCTTGTTAAGGTTTTCTATAGTTCCAATCTTCTTGCCTCTGAATGTAAGATTAAGTAAACCTGCATGTTTTTTAGGATTGAAAGCAATTTTAACATCTGCAGGTTCTGTACCATCTGGACCTTTACGATAAAATCTTAGTCCGTTAATACCGTACTTCTTAATCTGTTCTTCAGTAGGTTTAGTAAATCTTGTGTTACCCTGAGCAGTAGATGCCATCTGAACATAAGACTCTCCGTGAATCTTCTGAGAGATGATCTTGTTATTAATAATAGACAGTAAGATGTTTTCTATTTCTGCTCTGTTTTTAGTAGCGTCAAGTGGATACTTGATGTTACCAGCTTCATCCAATTGAATATAACGCTTAAGTGAAGCACTAGTATCTCTTTTATCCAACTCTCCCTTAAGAAAGTTATAGAACTTTTTGTTATCAAAGTTTACAAAGTTACCTTGAGCATCTTTAGTAATACCTAGTTTGTTAAACAAGTTTGCTTCTTCTGCTCCTATAATATTTCCTAATACATCTGTGTAGTCTTTATAAAGATCAGAGATGTTTTTAGCAGTACTAGCATTTAGATCAGCTAAATTCCCTTGAGCAAAAAAATCACCAAAGATAAGCTTAACCATCTGAGTAGCTAGAGTAGCTTCATTCTTAAACTTAGGAGCAATGTACTGTTGTTGTTTAAGATTAGTTAAGTGTAAAGTAGTAACGTTGTTTCCCTTGATGTCAGGATTCACTTTAAGTGTGCCTGCATTGTCTGCATCTGGTACATAAAAGTCCAAAGCGTCTCCGTAATTTGAAGCCTTAGATCCTGAGTTAAATGTTGCATAGTCAATCTGCTTAGCAATCATTTGCTTATTCAATTCCTCTAGCTGAGTACCAGCAATCATAGAAGGAATCATAGGAGCCAAAGAATACTTATGTAAGGCAGTAAGTTTAACATCCTCTACAATAGGGCCATAGTGTCCTAACTTCAAGGGAGGAAAACCTACGTAGTCCATGCTAGCCTTTAGTTCTTGCATCTTGGCATAGTCTTCTTCTGTTTTCTCTGTCTTATTAAGAATCTTAAAGATCTCGATCTCATTCAAGTAAGCGTTCTCTTGCTGTTGAGACCACTGTCCTAATCCAATAAGATAGTTACGATAAAAGTCTAAACTAACTAAACCTTGTGCATCTGCTTCCTTAGGAGAGTTTACGTACTCTTGATACTCCATGGTGTCAGGAAGACCTAAAGCATTTCTATAGGTAGGCCAATCTTCTTTACTGAATGTATTAACATCATTAAAGATAACAGTTCTTACAGTCTTACGAAACTTCTGAGCAGCTCCTGTAAGCGCTTTATGTAATCCGTTAGTTGCACTACTATTGTTTAGGTGAGACATCACTACTGGATTATCCTGAAAGATAAAGCCAGGAGAAGAAGTAAGGGGAATACGTTTGAATACCTCACGGAAGTCACCTTTAACTTGGAAGTTAGAAATATCTCCTACAAACACCTTCATGAACTCTGCCTTATGGATAAAGTCGTTCTTAAGGTAGTTTGCAATAACGTAGTCTAAGTTTTGCTTAGTAAGTTGGTTCTTTTTAAATAAAGCAGGATCTACAAACCCCAAAGCAGACAAAGAGTTTACCAATTGTTCTTCTCTTTGTTCTTCGGTAATGGTCGTCTTGATAGCAGTGTTGTCTCCAAGTACAGAATCCATTAAACGCTTCTTATACTCTTGGGTCTGCTTAGTAAAGTATTGACCTAAGTAAGTTGGAAGATTACTAGACACTCTTGCGTAAGCTTCTTTTACTACATTACTATCCTCACTAGTTAAAGCATCGTAGTCCTCTTTAGGAATAATATCTTTAAATAAGAATAACTGTCTACCGTTCTTAGTGTAAGTATTTTTCTTAGTTTCTTTGTTTACGGCAAGTACACGAAAGACTTCTGAAGTAAGGTAAGCATTAAACTGATCTACCAAAGATTGTTCAATAACAGAAGTAGGTTTCTCCATCATACCAAGTACGTCAGAGTTAAGAGGAATGTAAATTCTTTCTTCTACTTTACCTGAGGTAACTGTAGCATACGAAGTTCCTTTGTCACCAAAACGAATATTTTCAACTATACCAGAACCAAAGAAAGATAAAAAGTCTTGTACAACTTTATCTTCTGAAGTAAGTTCTGTAGTAGTTATACCTTCTTTAACATTAGCATCAATACTTACTCCTGAATAATTTACAATGTTTATCTTAAACGGTTCTTTACTAAATTTAGTTTTAAGTCTAGGAAATTGTTTTCCTGCATCTAAATCTTTTTTCAATTGAGCAGGTGTCTTACCCTTAATGCTTAAACCAAACATTCTCTCTAGCCACACAGAACCTAATATGTTAGGATTCAATCTTACATCTAGATGAGCAAACTCTGGCATAGCAATCAATTCGTTGTAACTTGCTACGTTGTTAAGTGCATTAGTTACTTGGGTTAGGTAGAAGTATTGTACACGATTGTATTGTAGTTTGTCTTCGGGGTTGAAATAAGAACCAGAAGCAAACTCTCTCTCAAACTTACCGTAGTATCCCACGATAGAGTTGATGATGTCAAACTTAGGGCCTAATGCTTTCCCGCTCCCTTGGGGACGAGACAAGAACTGAAGAGGCTGAGTAACTGTTTTGTTATCTTTACTTGCTTCTAACTTATCATAAAGCTCTCTTACACTATAAGTGGTACTGTTTAGAAAGTCATAAAGAGCTTTCTTATCTTTTTGATAAAGAGCATTAGTAGGAATAATACCAAGTGCAATATAAAACTTATGAATATTCTGTAGTAACTGTCTTCCTTCAGCAGAGTTTATATCACCCCTCTCTACAAAGAATCTTCCAATGTCTTTGATATTAGCAAAGTCTTCTAGTATTTTAGGGATATTAAGTACAGTCTTTCCTTCATCGTTAAGCATTCCGTACTTAGGATTAGACCTAAAGTAATCTTCATCAAAATACTTGATAAGATTGTCAACTGTTCTAGTGCCTAATTGAAAAGTCTTGGTAACAATCTTAGTCTCTTTACCGTCATTCTTCTTTCCAATAGATAATTGGTAAGCAGCAATCTCAGGGAGAGATACTGTTTGTACAAATGAAGCTACAAAGTTTGCTGTGTTTAAGTCAACATCTTGTACATCTTCTTTGGGAAGCATATTAACCAAGTTCCTAAACTGAGGATACTCTTGAGCAACAACTGCCAACTCTTCAAGAATCTTGTCATACTTAGTAATTCCAGACAAACTAGAGGTAAGTACATTCCAGTTAGTAGAGAAGTTTCCTACAATAGGGAAACCCGTAAGGTTACTTATAACTTGAAAATCAGTAATGCTTTTCTTTCCTGCCTTTACGTCCTTACGATTCTGTGTAGTAAGTTTATTGTACTTAGGAAGAGACTGAACTAATTTAATAACCTCAGCAGATGCTAAGTCCATCTGACTACGGTCATGTGCATTCTTGTTATAAATGTTTCCTCCTGTCTCTGGATTTACTTCGTCTTCAAGTAACTCTAAGCCAAAATTTGTATCCTGACTAAGATACCAGGCTTTTACTTGAGACCAATTCTTAAGAAGATTAACTAGATTCTTACCAATAGCAAGTTCTTGTGGAGTAACATTAGACTCAGGATCTACAGCACTGTTCTTAATCTTAGCTTGAATATCAGTAAGTCTTTCTGCTAAAGCATTAACTACTGCTTTCCAACTCTTTTTAGTAGAAGCAAGATATTCTAAACTGTCGAAAATTTCTTTTCCTTCTTCTTGGGTGTAGATAACATCACCTTCAGGAGACTGAATGTAAAGAGTCTTAGTACCTGGAATAATTTTTTCTTCAAGAAGTTGTGCCTGTCTCTTAGTTGCTTTGTCTGCTTTATCTTGTGCTTCTTGCTTAATGTAGTCTACAGTAAACGCAGGGTCTTCTTCTGCGTACTTCTCTTGAAAGCTAGGGTAGTACATGATAGCAGTAATCCCTAAAGCAAGACTTTCATTACCATCTGCAACTTCGTTTAAGATTCTGTCGTAGATATCACTAGAAACAATATTACCTTCAACATCTTCAGTTAAGTTTAAAGGAAGGTTGCCATTCTTATACCATACGTATCTAGCTAAGGCATCACTACCAAGAGCATTGCTTAAGTTTGAAAAGTCTTTATTTTCCCTAGTAGGGCAGATTATTTTTGCCATCTTTACAAATATACTTTAGTTTAGTACTTTTACTCTTTTTTAATTAAAGTTTGCAGCTTCCTGCATTATCAATCTCCTGTCCTGTATTCTGATCTAAGGACTCAGCAGCACTCTCAAGGTTCTCTAGTGCACTAACATCGAAGGAAAGAATCGCTTGTTCATCTGCATTTAGATTAGTAGTTACCTCTGGTTCTATTGCTCGTTCTAAAGTAGCTAGTTCTAGATCGTATCTAAAGTTAATCTTATCCCTTCTTTCTTGCCTATCTTTTTTATCTTGTTTGTTTTTGGCAATAAGTTCTTTCTCTTCTCTTGTTGGATTTTCTTCAAGTATTAAGGGGTATAGAAGTTCTACATTCTCTTCTTGCCTCAACTCTTCTTCTCTTCTTCTTTCTATATCAGCTTTAGCGTCTCTAGGTTGAGGAGGAGTAGGGATAGTAGTAAAATTTGTTCCTAACTGTATATCCCAAAGTAACTCACTTACTTCACTTTTTATCAAATCAATTGTACTGTTTACGTGAGTGTAATATTGTTTACCATCAGTGTTTGTACCTGCAGGATTTGTTGGCAAATGCATGTTAGCGTTAAAAGCTCCTAGTTCTTCTTTAGAATCACCCAAGAATCCTATACCATCTTTTAACTTACCATCACCATTATCTTCTCTACTTTGAATAGTTCCTAGTCCTTCGTTTAGTATTTTAACAATTTTTTCAAATATTGGAATTCCGTAGTTGTTATTTATCTCTTCTTCACTTCCTTTATTTATCCAACCTCTCTCCAATCCAATACCAAACACAACATACCACTTACCCGCTTTTACAGTTTTCTTTCCTGCCAGTCCTGTGCTTATGTAGAATGGTATGTTAAACTTACCAATTTTCATTAAGACCATCACTCTATCAGAGTAGTCAACTACATTGTACTCTTTGCCATTAATGTTAATAGGAGCCAATAAGTTATTTTCTCTTAGCCAATTTAACTTTTCATTTAATGTTTTTAGTTTAGCAAGTTCTCCGACTATTGTAGAAACAGGAGTAGATATTAAACTTATGTCAGTATCAGAAACTGCAGGCTGACTTGGAGTTTCTATTTCAGGTTTTGATATTTGGATACTAGTATCAATTCCTGCAACTGATGCAGTTAGATAAACAGAGTTCTTTCCTTTTCTATAAGCAGCAGCAGTATTGATTCTAGCACCTGTATGAATAGGAAGAGTATGTGAGATAGGTTGACCTGAAGCAAGATTCTTTTTTACTTCTTTTATTGTAGCATTTTCTTTAGGAGCAAATACATTCAACTGAGTGTCTCCTTGAGAATCTCTTTCTCCGTTAGAGTTAAACTTAGCAATCTCTCCGCTAGTTCTATCTACTGCTGTCATCATTACAGAGTTAGTCTGATTAAAGTTAACTCTTACGTTAATAGGTATAACCTTACCAGCTTGAATGCTGCTCTTCTTAACGTAAACTAAAGCACCCTTAGCAGTCTTAACTTCAATCTGGTTAGAGTCATTTACGTTACCTGTTACTTTTGCTTTGTAAACGAACAACTCTCCTGTACTCTTATTTACTGCAGCAACAGTTACTTCCTCGTCTTTATATGCTAGTGCAAACTGAGGATTAGTAACGTAAGCCGCTTCTTGAAAAGGAACAGAAGCATCAGGCTTTCCTTTGATGTATTGTTCGTTCCAAATGTATTCTAATTGTTCGGGAGCAAACGTACTTCCACTAAATACAGACAAGTACTCTTCTTTGAGTTTAGCGATAGCCTCTTTATCCTGTATTTTAAGCGCCTCTGTTACATTATTATAGATGTTCTCTAGGCTAGACATAGCTGACTCGCCTAAAGTCTCTCTAATAAAAGAAAACATATCCATCAACTTAATACTATAAGACTCTACAGAGTTGCTTATAGTCCTCATGATAGAACCTTGTACTCCAGAATTACTACTAGTAAATACCGTAGGAGTAGTGTGTACTAACTCAAGAGAAGTAATAGTACTTACAGGAACAACCTCTAAGCCATCAAACTCATCCTCTACAACAATAGGAGTCTCAACTACTACTTGATCTGCAGGGTCAACTTCAGGTATTCCTAATTTCTTCTCTCTTGCAGCATCTATTTCCTCGTTAGTCCCAAACAACTCATCTTCTTCGGTAGTACTAGGAATTACTTCAGCAACTACTTCTGTAGGTGTTTCAGTAGGTGTTTCAGGAGTCTCTGGGGCTACAACAGCGTCTTCTACTATAACTTCCTCGGTAACTGCTTTATCGGGTAAACCTTTAAGCAAGTTAGGGTCTAGGAATCTTAGGTAGGAACTATAGATATCTCCAGGTTCTGTAACTTCCTCATTATCAAAGACTTTATTAATATCTTCTAGGGCCTTGTTAATATCTTCAGAACTATAACCCATCGCCTTAAAAATAGATTTAATTCTACCCTTAGCTTGGTCTTTAGATTTAGATCTAGGAATAGCAAAGATTGCCCTCTTCTCTCTATTTACTCTTTCTTCATTTCTTACTCTTTCTAGATTACCTTCCTGGTTCTCTACCTGTACTTCTAGTGGTTGAGACTCAAACGACTTAATCAAAGCATCCATTACAATATCCTTCTCTGCAGGCTGTAGTACTTCTTCGTCTTTGATTTTTTCTTTTTCTCTAGATAAAGTTACTGCAGTTTCTCTAATTACTTCAGCTTTCTCCTCTGGAGTAAACTCCATACCAAACAATGTCTTGAGTCTTTCGTCACTGAACGCAGTACCTGGATGTAATAGTTCTACACGTGCTAACTCTCTTGCAATTACTTTTCTTTGTTCTTTCTTAGGGAGTTCGTTAAGCCTTTCTTGTGCAACACGAGAAGCACTCGCTATACGACTTCTAAGCTCTTGTTTTACTGCAGGACTAACCATCCTATCATTCTCCAACAAAAGTTTCTCTAAACGCACAGTATTGCTAACCTGCATAGACTCACCCATAGACTCCACTGGAGTATCTAGTAGTTGGTTCTCAAATGCAGTATTACCATTCTCCTCAACGGTTTGTAATTGTTCCATACGAGCAATTACAGCTTCTCTTACTTGTTGTCTGCCTGAAACCATAATAGGAGAACCTTTACCTGTTCTCTCTCCTACTTGTATAGTATCGTCAATAGCTTCTAAATTTTGTGCTAGTACACTAGGACTGTTTGTAGACTTTACATTGTCTAACTGTCTCTGTACCATTTTAGCCAATACTCCCTCTTTTTTTTCTGGAGGCATCTCAGCATATTGCTTAGCCAAGTTTTCGTAAGAGTCAATTTCTTTCTCTACAGTCTCTACTTGTTTAGCATAAGCAACCTTGTCTTCTTCAGACAAAGAGTTATAATCTACTTTCTGCAATAGATCGTCTCTAGTCAATAGTCTAGAAAAGTAATCGTATTGCTGATCTTTGTCTTCTAGTAGGGTGTTACCGTCTACTAGATTCATCATAGTACGGTTAGCTTGTTCCTTCAACTGAGTTAAGCGACCAGTCTCTAGGATACCTCTGTTATACTGATCACGAGTAATCTCGTTGTTTTGTAACTGCTTAGTTAATTCTTGTTTAAAGAGTTCAGGATTGTTTGCAACATTAAATCGCATATAGTTCCTATCCTCTGCACGTGAAGACCCAATAGAAGCTCCAGACATAAGCAAACCAGCAGCTGCAGATTCTACAAATGTCTTAACCATAGACTTACCCATGCCCAGAACACTTGAGTCATTCAACTCTTCTGGCTTTTCACCAAACTGTTCGTCTTTAGTTTTATAAACTTTATCAAACAGATAATTAGCAAACATAGATACTTCTTCCTCAGCTCCCTCCTGTAAAGTTTGCTTAGCCAAAGATCTACCTGTGTAGTAAGAACCTAATAAGAAGTTCTTAGCACTAGCAGAAAGACTGTTAAACTCTGGACTTAAAGTCTGAGCAACAAAGTATTTTTTTTCAGTAGCACCTAATGCTTTAGTACCTAGTGATTTGTTTCCTAGAAAATAACTAATATCAGGAACAATAGATTCTGTAGCACCTTCAATAATACCTTGTACAGCACTTACAATAGCTACGTCTTTTTTATCTTTGTACCATTTTTTATTTTCTTCAAAAGATCTTACTCCAGAAGAAATAGATACAGGAGCAAAAGTAGCAAGTCTTGCGCCTGCACCTGCTGCCATCAATCCTCTAGTAGCTATTAAAGTAGGAACCATTTCAGCTAGTGTTCTAACAGAAGCCCCTAGTACAGAAGATCCTATAAAGCCCATACTACCATCTTTTTTAGTATAGGTAACGTTCTGTCCTATATACTGATGTTGACCGTGTATGTCTGTATCTCTTTCTGTAATACGGTTATCTCCGTCTAAGTCTGCTTGCAATAAGTCACCTGAGAAATATTTATCTTTAGCTTGTCTAGTTTCAAATGCAGCTTTCTGAAATCCCAATAAATCCTGTGAAGCAGAAACAAAAGGAGAAATAAAATTATAGAATCCTTCTGTAGCTGCCATACCTACTTGAGTCTTCAGATAAGTAGAAGAAGGTTTACCTTCTTTGTAGTATCTTTTAGAAGTTCCATAATAGTGGTCGTAAGCATCTTTGTTAACATTTTCATGTTGCTTGTAAGAACTTTGTAGTTCTCTCAGTACAGGAAGAAGTTCGTCTCTTTTAGTAGGATCTTCTTGTAGTTTCTTGCTTACTGCATTGATTGCATTACCGATACTAAACTCTGTATGTCTCCAATCAAAGAAGTCGTTGTTACCTTTTAATTGTTTGGTGTAAGTCTCGTAGGCATTAGGGTCATACAACTCGTCTCCCCTAGTAGCTGATCTTTGCTTAGCAGTTATATCCTTAGATATATCTATGAGTCCTTTTATAGTAGTGTTGTCTAGCTTCTGCCCCTTTCCTTTAAGATTAATTAAATAATCCTCAGTAGCTTTTGCTAATTGGATATCGGTCTTAAACTGATTAATAGTTGCTTGACTCTTTACAAGTTCGTTTAATTGATTTCTTAATACTTTTTGTTCAGCTGTATCTCCTACTTTTATATCAGAGATACCACTAAGACTAACTCCCAAAGGAGCAGCTGAAGATCCACCAAAGGTTTGTATTCTAACTGTATCCTTTGCTTTGTTAAGATCACTTTCTAGTTTGTTTATCTTTTTATCTAGGTCTTCAGAAATAGGATCTTTCTCAGCAAAACTCTGAGTAAGAATTTGCTTAGATCTATTCTTTTCTTGATTGACCATCTGATACTCAGCAGTTAACTGAGGACCCATAGTACCTTTAGTAGATGGAGGAGGAAAAAAAGTTCCAGGCCTAAGAGCACCTGCATTCTCTAAGTTTATCTTAGCAGCTACTTCTAATGCTCCATCAATCTTTGCATCGTTAGCTGCCTTTAATCTAGCAACTTCTTTCTGCTGTGCTTCCTGTGCTAGTATTGCACTAGTATTCTGAGCACTAATTTCATTATAAGCTAATGACCTTGATGCTGCAGTATTTCCTAACTCTACTGTACGAGAAGTTAGGATACCACTCTTAGGAGGTAAATTGTATAAAGGTTCTTTAGGCATCCTTAGTCTGGTTTTTAATCTTCAACAGTTGTTTGAGTCTGACTTAAATCTACAGTAGACAAGAAGTCATTCATACTTGTAGTTCTGCCAGATCTAGAATAAATCAAAGTTCTTGGACTTTCCATCAACTCAAAGAATGGTTGTCTAAAGTACTCGTCAGCTGGCATTGTTCCTGAACCAAAATCTACTTCAGGGAACTCGCCTTCTTTAAACTTACTATCTTTAGCATTAATTTTATCTTGATAGTTGTTGTAGGCTTTTAGGATAGCATCAGCTTTTCTAACTATCCCATCTAAGTACTCATCCTTTTTACCAGTCAAGTTATAAGATGTTTTCAATCTATTAATACCATCTTGCAAAGCCTTTCTTCCTTCTGGAGTATTAATATTTGCCTTCTCCATAAGGTTCTTAGCTTGTTGGATTTCCTTCCCAACATTACTTGCATTGGTTTTTCCTCCAACAGTAATACCTACTCTCTGATATCTTTCTGACATTTGATCTAACGCAGGAGCAGTTGGAAAATCAATGTTAAATCTATCTTGAGCAGAGATAACACGAGCATCTGCAGGTAATTTAGTTGCAGCTAGGTTTATCTTCTCAGCATTCTCTTGTCTACGAAGAGAACTGTTTAATTGAGCAAGGTTACGTGCGTTTGCAGCAGTTACTGCTTGTACTCCATAGGGATCTGCTTCAATCTTCTGTTCTACCTGTTTATAAGCATAAGCATTAGCTTGATTAGCAATAAAACTAGAAGTAAACAATCCTACATATTGATTAGGATTAAAGTTATTAATGTCAGATACTTTCTGTAAACTTTTGTTAGCAACCTCTGCTTGGATTCTTGCTTGCTCTAGTGGAGCTCTAGCAGCTTCTAAAGCCTGTCTAGCACTTTCTGTAGGAGCTTTAGCGTAGGCAGCTTGTGCTTCCTGTAGTTGACGTTGTCCTTCTAGAAGAGTAGCTTCACTAGAAGCTTTAAGATTAGAATAATAACCTACAACTTCTGCATGTGCTTGTGGAATACCTTTTTGCTTAAGATCGTACATAGCATCAATACGCAGTTGATTTTTTTCTTTTGCACCCAGCATAGCTGAAATCTTAGAAGCAACTTCATTCTCAGAAAGACCTTTAGTAGATTCTGTACGGATGTATTTACCATCCATAATAATATCTACAGTTCCGTTCTCTTTAGCACTCTTCATCCTATCATTGATCTCTTTAGAGATGTCAATGTAAGGAGTGTACTCTTTTGCTCCGAGTTTATATCCGAGTTTACCACTCTTCATATAATCTTGAACATCTTCAAAGTAATCTGCATCATTAGCAGCACTTCTCTCGTCAGACTTAAGTTTAGATAAAGTTTCTTGTCTACGGGTAATTTCTTTACCATTAGAAATAGCCGTAGTAATATACTCATCTTTCTCTAAGGGTTTACCAATGTTCAGTACTGCTTGTACGTTTCCTTTCATAGAAAAGTCTAGTCCTGCACTATCATTAATAGTCTTTACTAGGTTATCCATGGTTTTATCAAAGTACTCACGTTCTACATCAGTCTTGATATTGTTTCTTAATTGTCCGTAAGCGTCTACACTCTGTTGTACTTTAGCAAGTCCTTCAGTGTACATCTCCTGTTTCTTAACAGCAAGATTAATCAGATCATCTGCTGGTAATGCAGATACATAATCTGGATAGACAAACTTGGTATGTTGTGCTGAAATTGGCATAGGTTTTATTTTTTATACATGCCCTTTTTGGCATTTTTAGCTGGATTAGAATTTATAACAGGATTCTTACCTGGCTTTAATGTAAAGTTTCCTTTAGAGTCTACATCGTAGTTTTCCATAAGAGCGTTTATGTAAGCAGACTTTTTGGTTTCGTCCTGTGTAAATTTAGCCTTTTTATTTGTAAGACTTGCAATAGCTGCTTGTTTTTCTGCAGATTGTGCATCTCTTGCTTGTCCTACTAGATTGTTGTATACACGATCAAAGTACTGTGCATTAGTCTGATCAGCAGACATACTCATCTGTGCATTAGCCATATCTGCTCTAGACCTTCCTTCTGCATCGTAATTCTGTTTAGCTTGGAAAGCCTTTTGTTTAGCATCCAATCCTGCAATGTAAGTAGTAAGAGGATCTCCTCCTGCTCTCTGTGCTGCAGTAGCCATACTATCTATATCCTGTAATTGGCTTTGAATGTTTAAAGTCTGAGGACGAACATAAGGAGCATCTATCTCAGGAATAGCATAAGGATAAATTTGTTGTGATTGTGCAAGTCCCATTGCTTCAGGGATAGCCTGATACAAAGGAAACTCTCCTGGAATATACTTTCCTTTAGCAGGAGATCCTACACCTGTAAAAGTTCTTCCTGAAGTATTAGTCTGTGTAGTAGTAGACTTTGCTTTCTCAGGTTGAGGAGTTTCTCCGTCAAATAAATCCATGTAAGGTTTATTTTCAGGAGTAGAGGTAGGAGTCTTTTTGCTTTCAGGAAGTACACGTGTTGCTGTGTACAATCCTAACATATCATCTACAGAGTTCTGTAAACCTTTTACTGCAGTAAATCCTACTTCATCTGCTTTGGTTCTTGCTTCTTGTTCTGATAGTCCTTCTTTTCTAAATCTATTATAAGCCTCTTCTGTAAAAGCAACTTGTGCTCTACGAACACTACCCTCATTTTTAGGATCAAAAGTCTCTCCACTTGCTTTTAAATCATCCAAATACCAACCATAATTCTTATTAAAGGTCTCAATGTTAGAAGCCTCTCCGTATACACCTGTACCTAGACTAGGTTGAACTCCTGGGACCATTTGTAGACTAGGATCTATACTAGGATCAATACCTGTTAAGAATTGTTTCTCAGGCCCAGTGTGTGCAGGCATTCCAGGCTTAGTAGGATCAAACATTGCGTTTTTACTACGAGCTGCAATATTAGAAGTCTTAGCTGCTGCAGTCATTGCAGGAGAGGTACTATTGGTAGTAAGAGTTCCTTCTTGATTTATATTGTACTGAGAATTTAATTGATTTAAAGTAGTTTGAGCAGCTAGATTTAAAGGATCAATAGCTTTTACAGAAGGAAGATCACCGCTAGGGTCTACCATAGTTCCTCTAGGACTTAACTTCTGAGAAAGTATATCAGAGTATGCTTTTTGAAAATAATCTATTTTATTAGCAGGAGGCACTTGACCCCCAGGCATAGCAGTAGGCATAAATGACTCCTGTGCAGGATCAATTGAATTAAGAGTACTCATAGCCGCTAAGTTTAATGGATCAATAGCTTGTATTCTAGGTAACTCGTCTAGTGGATTGTCAGTCCCACCATTAGCCATGTTAGCCTTAATTTTAGCTTGCACATAACCTGGAAGAGCATTAAATCCTGCGTTATTAATATTAGCACCATTCTTAGCTTCTACTTCTCCGTTAGAGTTACCATTCATAACCTGTTGGTCGGCAAACAATTGATCCAAGATTTTTTGGTTTCTCTGCATCATAATATTTGCAGTATCCTTATCTACTTGTTTAGCAAAAGTATTCTCTAAAGTTTTCTTATATGAAGTAGTGTCGTAATTTTTAGCAAGTTGAGCAAAAGTTTTCTTAGAACCTTCTGGTTTTAAATTGTTAGAGTAGACACGAGTTTGGTCAGGTAGATTTGTAGGTATACCTCCGTTACTGTGAGAAGGGCCCGAAGCCATTTCAGTATCTAGATTAGGAAGTTGGATATATTCCCCACCTTCGATCTCTACATCGTTCATGCCTTCACTAGCATAACGCTTGTTTATTTTTGCACCCATTTCTGCTTTTATTGTAGGTTGAGATTCTGTGCCTCCACTTGTAGTAGGACCATACATAAAGTTGTAGGAGTACTCAGGCTTAGAGTTTCGTTGTTGTATTGATTCGTTTAATCTTTGTTGATTCTTTAAGTCCTCATTTTTACCCAGTAAAGCATCAAATCCTAATAGACCTAATGATATCATAGCAGGTGTATTGTTTTCCTTAGGGGTAGTAGTCGCAGGAGTTGTTTGATCTAATACAAAGTAATCACTTTGTTCTTTAGTCATTGGACCTTGTTCTGCTTCAGGAGTCTGAGGATTTACATCGTAGGGATTTAGGGGGGAAAATCCTGTAGTAAACATAGGACTCTTAACTAAATCACTGAAAGTGCCTGGAGCAAAAGAACTAGTACCAGTACTAACAGTTCCTTTAGGTTGCTCTTCAGTAGTATAACTATCTAAAACAAAAGGGTTATTTATATTAAAACCTTTTTTAATATCTTCTATAGTAGGAATAGACAAGCCTGTTTCTTCAGTCTTTGTTACAGTTCCTGCATCTTGGAATTTTTTTGTACCAAATCTTTTATAAAGATTGTTTCTTAACATGTTTTAATTATTTATGTTATTAACATAGAAAGTTAACAACTGCTTGAGAATAAGCTAGTTATACAAATATACGAGATTAATAAAAAAAAGCAAGGGGTAATTGCTTACCCCTGACCTCTACTTTTCTTTAAGTAATGTTTACTAGACTTTAACTTTGAAGCTTTAGTCTTTGATACCACTCCCTTTCTTCTGATCTTTGGTCTAACTTTGAACTTAGAAGATGAAGATGTGCTTGATTTAGATGCTTTAGTTGCCATTTATTTAGTTTTAGTTTTGTTTAGTTTTTAATTTTTAGCACTTCCAACGCCTACGTGCTTGTCTAATTCTGCTATTAGGATCATTCTGTGTAGCCTGTGAAGACCTACGCAACTGACCTAATGAACGAGCACAGTAGGACTTTCTACGATTAGCTGCTTTGCTACCTGGCTTTACCTTACCTGTAACAGCAGTACTTAGTTTGGAACCTGGATTAGCTCTACGGTAAGCCATAACTCCTTTCTGAGTCATCCCAGCACCTTGTTTAGTAGGACGATAGTTAGCTCCTGGTCCTTTAGTTGTTTTAGCAATGGTTCCACCTTTAGCTATGTAAGCTTTCTTAAGTCTACCACCAGCCATAAACTTGTATCCGTACTTAGAAGCATCTTGTCTAGCCTCAGATACATTTCCCTTATTAGCTGCTACAAATCTTGCCTTAGCAACACTAGTAGGCATCTTACCACCTTCAGCCATTTTACTTTTAATCTTACGTTCTTGCTTAAGCATCTCTGGAGTAGGCTTCTTTCCAGAACCCTTATTCTTACGGATATTGTCCCAAAGTCCCTGTTGTGAGTAAGATCCATCCTTACGTTTTATCATTTTTTTCATTTCTTTACATTTGATTTCTTTAAGAATGATTTTAAATCATAATTTACTTTTTCTCTGTTAAACTGTTTAGCCAGTTTATTTGCTAACTGCAACCTATTGGTTTTACTCTTAACTCCTCTTAGGATACTTGCTACTCCATCTACCATTTCTTTATCATCATCCTCTACTTCTCCTCCCTCTTCCATTCTACGTAAGTTAGGATTAGGTCTAAATTGTACCTGAGCATTATCTCTCTGAGGAACTCTCATAGTAGCATTGTAAGGAGAAGATGTAAATTCATTAACAGTACCTGCAGCCCTAGTAACAGGTGCAACTTTTTTAGCCACTTTATTGACTGTTCTGCTTGCTTGTGCTGCATTTAAAGCTAAGTTGCTATAAGGTCTAATAGCATTTGCAGCTCTAGCTACCCCCATCAATCCTTTAGCTGTGCCAAATGTTGCCATATTTAAAGCATCTAATCCTGCTCCTGCGTAATCTCCTTGATAAAGATTGGCTAATGCACTAGCACCTGAAGCATAGGTACCTACAGGACCAGGAACATAGGTAGCTGCTTCTAAAGCCATACCAAATCCAGTGCTCCCACCATCAGGCATTTTACGTTTTTTGGAATTCTTAGAACTCTTATATGCACCCTTAAGTCTTGAACCTGAGGGTACACTAGGAATTACAGAACCATTTACTCCTGGAACAAACATTACTTCTTACGATAAGACATCAAAGACTTTGACTTGCTCTTAACTAACATACCACTCTTACCATAACTATCTTTTGTTCTAATGGTAGACATTTTAGGCATTTCCTTAGTCTGTCCTTTATTACTCTTTATAGCAAGATTTTTTATAGTCTTAACACCAGACATATTTAACATCCCATCCTCTCCTTTACGCATCTTAGAAAGAGTCTTAGCCAAGTTTGCTCTTTTTACTGTAGTAGAAGAATAATCAGACTTGTTAGCTAATACTTTATCACGAAAAGCAGGTACAGACATTCCAGCTTTTTTAGCTTGTGCTGTAAAAGATCCTGGATTTTTAGAAACAGCTTTCTTAATCCAATTGCCTCCTGATTTCATTTTCTTACCTCCGCACTCCATGCAAGAAGAGTAAGCTTTTTTTAAGCGATTCATATAGTTTATTTATTTTAAGTTAAAGTGAGTTTATACAAAGTACTAGTAATTAAAGTAATTACTTCATCTACAGAGTTCTGTAGGTGAGTATTCTCCATTCCAAATACTCCACGATGTTTCATCATGTAATCTTTCATGTAGATCAAATGGGTCTTTGCATTCATATACTCAGATCCAGGAATCTTAAAGTTAAGTCTCTTTCCTATTGTTCCAAAGTAAGATTCTACAATGTCATCGGTTAAGCCTAGAATACCTTCGTAGTATTCGTTTAATGCCTTGTGCTCACTAAAAGAAGTTGTCTGTAAGTGTGCAATGTGAATAATGTCCCTAGATTGGAATAGTTGTCCAATTACTATCTCAGGTTTCACTGTGGTAAAAAGTTCTTTTTCTTTCATGGTATTATGGGTTGGTTTGAGTTATTTGAATAGTATTAATAAACTTAAATCTAGAGTACTGATCTTGGATCAATCTTACTTTAGCAAAGTCTGATTTAATCTTTGACTTTTGATAAGATACAGACACAGGTCTTACACTCTTGGTGTTTGGTATTTTATCTATTGGGTATTGAGAAGATAAGTCACTCCACTGAGTTGTCCAAAGTGGTTGGCCATTTCCTTGCGCTGCAACGTTCCAAAATCCGTTAAAGGTATACAACTGTTCCCTGCGAGAGATAAGCGCTTCTATGCCTGTTGCAGTCATTCTAGGATAGGTTATCTTCTGTCTTGTGTTACCGAACTCTTCAGGAATCAACTTAATAATACCAGATGACTGTTCTTTGTTGTAAATAATTGCCTTAGTAAAGTTTGCTAAGTTCTTTTTATTTGCAGTAGACAAAGAATAGTATTCGTAATCAGAATAGTATTCTTGAATATCCTGCATCAAAGTAACAGAGTTAATAGTAGATACTTGTGGGAATGAGTTTACATTATACTCTAGGATATAAGGATAAAGAGTTCCGTAATAAGTCTGATAAGTAAAGATAGAAAGATTATGATTCCAAGTACTTGCTCCAGTTGAACTGTTTTTAATAGTTTGAAAGTGTCCTAGTTGAGCAACAAAGAAGTTAGGCAAGTAAGAATAGAAAGAAATAAAATTCTTAAGTTTAGGAGAGTATGCTACTGTCCAAGACTTATTCTCAAAAAATGCAGGATCTCCAAAAGTAATTTCTACTTGGGTACTTCCACTCTCTAATACATACTTTCTAAAGTTACTATCAGAAGTATCTGTAATGTACCTAACAACTGAGGGACTTCCTTCTCTGTATTCAGGCTTAACTCTATAATCAAGTTTAGTAATAAATACTCTCTCGTATCTTTCATCCCATCCCATAACAATACCTAAGCCAATTGGTGGGTTGTCTATATCTGCATTTGGAATGTCTTTAAGGATTTGGAAAGGAAGATTTTGCTTAAACCAGTTAAAGTTATTTTCTGTCTTAATCTCGTTAAAGCCGTCTCCTGTGATTTGATAGATGTGACCACGCTTAGCGTCTACCCAGAATGTTCCGTACTCACACTTAACATAAGCTTTGTGTTGAGTTCCTATATAACCTAGATCTGTCTTAGAGAGATCTACAGGCTTTTGTTTGAACATCTCTGCATTACCAATCTCTAATTGATAAGGGGAAGTAGTACTAAGAGTAATACGAGAGTTGTATACTTTAGTTGTATTCTCGAATCTAGCATATACTCTTTCGTTCTCTCCTGCATTTAGGTCAATTAAGCGACCACCTTGCTTAGGAAAATCATAGAAGTTTCCTGGACGGAAAATACGCCAAGCATCAGAAAGATAGTTAGAAGAGTTTGCAGGATCTGAGTAGATAACTCTGTTTGAATGAATAGACAAACACTCTAGTGAAGGATACTTTAATCTGTAGGGAAGATTAGGACTTAAGTTCTGTGCAGAATAAGTTGCATTGTAGTGGTAGAAGTTATCAAACTTAATAGGTACATTAACTTCGTGTAGCCACTCATCAGGAATACCATCTCCTACATTAGGATAGAAGTTTTCTTCTAAGTCGTTTCTTCCATGACGTAAGTCTACGTTAATATCAGACTCCACATAAAAGACGGGAATACCATAAGACGCTGTATAGAAGAATCCTTTTTGATAAAAGAAAGAAGAAGGAAAATCAATATCAATATCAGGTTGTCCAGGAATAGGATTAGGAATAGTAGCACTTATTACAGAGGAACCATCCAAGTTATTCTTCTTAACAAACAAACTATAGATGGTCGCTAATAAACCAGATATAACAGAATTAAGAGCTACACCAGTACCTGCACCAGCTAGTGAAAGACCTAACGCAGTTGCTAGTGCCCCTAGTACGCCTGTTATTGCACTTGTACCTGCACCTGAAGTTATTTCTTCTGGTGACTCCCCTATGTAGTAAGTAGGGAATCCTAGATTAGGGTAAAGCCAGTAATCAAAAGGAACATTATCTACTTTAGCAGGAAGGTTAGCTAAGTTACGAGTAAAGAATGAATGCTTCCTCTTAAGAGCAAACTTGTTAATGTAAGTATCTCCTCCAAAAGCAGGATAGTATCTACGTCTAATCTTTGCAGTATTAGAGATATCTGTATACACAGAACAAGAATACCCAGTAGACACATACGTAATGTTTTCTATTTGTCCGTACTGATTAGGAAAATTTCTTTTGATGGAAGAATAATAGGCTCTTGTATCTGACTCAGTTATTTTTTCTGGATCATCCTGTAAATTGTTTTCTTCGATAGTATAACGAGTATTATCGATTATTCCTGGAAACTCGGTACTAAAAGAACCATTAGTCTTTAGGTAAACAGAAGTTTCCCTGAGTCTGTTATGCAAAGGACGATCATCATTTAATTCTACAATTTTGTCGTTAGCATAAAGACCAATATCTAAAAATCTTCTTCTATTACCTATAGTTGTAATAGGGACAAATCTTTTGTACTCTCCTATAGAATTGAACTGATAAGCAAAATTTGTATTCGGTATTAGCTTCTCAAGCAAGTCAATTAAGACTTGGTTATTAGTAAGAATAGAAATAGCATCTGCTTTTACATTACTGTTAGCATAAGGACCTGATACACCTGTTCCCGCTTCAGACTCAAAAGCAAGAGATAATGCAGTAGATACTAAAGCACTTAAAGCATAGTCAGCTTTAGTTAAAAACTTATACTGAGGGTGATCTAGTACAGGAACAAACTTACCTTGTACTTTACCGTACTCTACTGTTTCTAGTTTTAGTTCTGTACCAATCTTAGGGTATTGGAAGTGTACATCAGGTGAGTGGAATGTATAACGAGACCCAATAGTATTAAAACCTTCATGAAGTCCCATACCAAAAGAATCTGCTTCAAATCCTCTATCTGCTAAGTCATACCAATCAGGAGTAGATTTAATGTATCGATCAGAACGTAAGTCATTGTAAGGATAGTTAGGATAGTAGTATTTCTTACCAGACTTAACATCCTCAAAAGAACCTACATCATAAATAAGGCCCTTAGCGACTACTGATTTATTGTTTACACGATTACCTCTTACTAACTCATAGCCACAGATTAACTCTTTTACAGGTATAAGATGATTACCGTAGGTATTTAGTGGATCGTAAACTGTTTCTTTATCTAAGATACCTTCAAAGAAAGTCTCATCCCAAATACGTACTCCAATAGGATAGATAAAGTCATCTCCGTCTGCATGGATATGTGACTTAGCATTTTCAGGAAACTTGTGGTGACGAATAGGTTGACCTGCTAGAGTTCCCCATACTTCATCGTAACACGGATAAGTTTCTGTAGATTCCCAGTAAGCAAATTCCCCAGAAGCTTCTACTGTAATCTTACAAGAGTATTGAGCTTCTTGTAAAGAGGGAATGTTATTGGGAGGGGTAATGCCTGTTGTAGCTGTGTTATATACTTTCCACTTCTCTTCCTTATCTGTAACTATGCAATCATTTAGTGTACCAAATGCATCAGGGTTACTACTATGATAGATTGGAGTTCTTTCGTCTGAGTTTTGAAATACTTCTCTACCTGGAATGTGAAATACGTCTGTATACTTACCGTTCTTTAGTTTAAACTTAATACCAAAAGGATAAACTTCATCTCTTTGGTAAGTTCTAAAGAAGTAAGCGATTTCAGGATTAGAGTAATCAAACTTGTTGTCGACTGGCATTTTAACAGTTTCCCAACGAAGTTTAATCTGATTAGCGAGTAGTTGGAAGTTGTACTTAGGAGTTTCTACTAAGTCAGCCAACATTAAAATGTCATTCTGTTTTTCAATAATTCCTGCAGTCTCATAATGAGGACTGCGAATCAAAGGAACAATAGAAGAGAATGTAGAAGAGTAATCTCCTGAATAAACTAAAGAATCTCTATAGGTAGACTGATTTACTCTATAAGTACCTACCAGTTGGTATGTAGTTACTTCATTTATGTTTTCAGCTACTACTAAATTAAAATAATCAAAGACAGCAGTACTGTGGTCTATAGATACTCTGATAGATTTAGAAGTTTCGTACTCTGTCTGTTCAGTAATAGCTCGTTCAAAAATTGGAATAGGATTACTAAAATCTACGTAGTCAGTAAGTTCTTTTCCATTCTCATCTGCATAAGCAATAGAGAAAGAGTATACCCCTCCCTTAAGTCTTCCACCTGAGTCAATTGCTGTAGGGTAGATATCTGCTTGACAGAAATCAGGGAACAGTTTTAAGCGCTCACAAGCGTCCGTAAGACAGTCAATGGCATCACCACATTGATCACGGCCTAATGGTTCCTCTAATGAGAAATAACGAGGCTGTATGTTCTTTGCAATAAAATAGACTTTAGTTTCACAATCATCTACTCTGTACTCTGCGTAAACAGGATAATCTGGAGATAACTTTAAACAACAAGTTCCTGTCTTAGGACTGCATGTTCCTTGGGACTCTAAAGTACTGTCTATTACTTCTACTCCAGAAGGAAGAGTGTACTTATTTCTTTTAGCAGTAAATGTGCCTATACCTGAGGGAAAGGTTTCTGTTACTTCTACACCACTACAGTTTATATAGGTAATAGAGTAAGCAGTATTGTTTATAGATTGTGCTGAGTATCTATAGCAGTCAGTACAATCACAACAGTTGTCTAAAACTAAAGGAGTAAAAGTACAACAATTTACAGAAGTTGCTGGAATAATTGGACTTTTTTGATCTATCTTCTGACAAGAAGCTGCACAATCTTCGTTTACATATAAAGTATAACCGACAGGACATGCTTGAGAAAGTTCAATAAAATTTTCTTGTACTGAAGCAGCTACTACAGTAACGGTTACGTTAAGAGCACTTCCCGAAGAAATAGTAAGAGTATCTCCAGTTTTGTAACCTTTACCTGAGTCTTCAAGTATTAGAGAAGTAATAACTCCCGCATTAACAACTATTTTAAATAATGCATCAGTCCCTGTTCCAGAAGTACTACTTTGTGTTGCACTTACGATTGTAAAAGTTCCAGTAGCAGTTCCAGTATAACTCATTTGTAGTATACGACCTGGAGCTTTTATTTCAGAAGTAATAGGTTTACCATTACTTAAAACTCGACTATTTTGTAAAATAACTCTAGTTAAGTTTGGATCTGTCAACTGTGCTAAAGAGATGTCATATAGTTCATAGGCAAACATCCCTCTATTTCCTGGATCACCAGTAGGTTGATTTTTATATTCAAATTTTAAAAGGTGACTACCTTTGCTTATATTAACAGGAAATAGATGGTATCTTGCCCATAAGTCTGTAAGTGTTGCAAAGCTTTTAGCAGTATCTGAAGCGTCAAAATCAAAAATTATATCCCCATCAATAGACACTCTTAAAGAATCATCTGCAGCTAATCCTAAGTAGTATTGTTTAGTGTCATTAATACAAATCGTTTCAGTAAACCCTAAAAAATTAAGACTCTCCTGAGTTCCACATGGATTATTAGTATTATCAATATCTGCTTGAATACCGATCTGTTTAATGTAAGAAAAAGCACCCCCTGGATACCAAAAAGATTGAGTTAAATTAGATTCTACTACAGTGTGATATGTAGGAGGAGTTTGAGTAACCCAAGTATCTTTGTATACTCTAGTAAGTGTAGTTCCGTGGTCAGCACTTTTGCATGAAGAAATAACAGATTCTTTTATGACAGTTTCCTGTATAGGAGTACTAATTACTTTTTCACAAAAACCTGATTTACTATTAAAGGTATATCCTACAGGACATTCTTCAGTTCCAGCTATTGGAATTAAACTACTTACTACTGTACTAGCTAATACAGTACCTGATATACAACCACAATCTGTTTCACTTTCTACCAGACTAGTACAGTCTTTTCCTAAATTAGTGATCTCTCCAATAAGCGACCTACCATCAGGGTGGGCTAAGAAAACAATTAACTTAGATTGTTCTGTAATGTTTAATGTTCCAACAATCTTGTATCCTGGATACTGAGTTGTAAAATCAAAACATATTTGATTAGAAGGCTCATTAGTATATGTGGTAGAGTTACCATCATGAGACTGCACATTTGCATTTAGAGCAAATGTAATCATGTTTTCCTTGATCTGGTAATTAACCGAATCAAGATTTAAACCTGCTGTATTTTGATTTATTTTGTTATCCATTAAACTTAAGAGATATGGAACCTGTTAAAACGAGTTCTTGTCTTTGCTACGTTGTCAGCCATTTGCTGTTTTGTGTAGGTTAACAAGTAACTAAATGCAGCCTGAAGTTTGGCTAATTGATCTTGTCTATAGTACTGAAACTTAGCTTCTACCTGACGTTGACTTTCGTCAACTACTGAATGCCAAAGTTGTTCAAAAAACTTAAACTTAAGATAAGATTTAATATACTCTTCAACCTCAAGAATTTCAGGCACCATAGGTAGGTTATCATCGTCCATTGGACGTGAGTAATATCTAACATACACACAACCGCTTTCAAACGTAGAGGTAACGGTTTTGTTAGGATGAATTTGGATAATATTTTCAGAAGATACATTCAAGTTCTCGCACCCTTCAGTACACATAGTTTTAGAACCATGGTAAACTCTAATCCAAGTAGGGTGTTTCATAGTAATTTTAAATCCAGGAGTAGGTACAGATACTGTCTCGTAGATTTCTTCCTTTAGGCCACAGTCTGTGCAACCATTAGTACATTGTATAGATTTATACCAAGTGCCCTTTACTGAGTTTACTCCTTGACCCCAAAAAGTTTCGGAATCATAATGAATAGCGTAATCAAGTAAAGCGAAGTCACAAGGTAACTCGGATTTGTAGTTTGTAAAATTAAGAACCAACTCTTCAGGTTCTAGTACCATTACTTTAAGTTTTCTTAAAGCTTGGTCTATGAAGGTAGGGATAAGTACCTCACTAACAGCACCTGCTTCAAAGTAAGTCTTTAACTCTTGCTTTACTTCAGCAATGAGTGGTTCAGAAGAAATAAAGGGTGTGTTAGCGTATTTCATTTTAAAAGGAACTTATATTTATTTTATCTTCTCTAATAGCCTTAGCTAGGTTTGCCTTATGTACGTTAGACATTCTTAAGTCATAGAACCCAAACTGAACTATCCTCTTATAGTATGGATACAAGTGAAATTTATAGACAGCACCGTTGGTGTGTGAATTTCTATAAGGCACTTTAACTCCGGTTTCTTTATAGAGTTTCCAGTTAATAATTGTACGTTTAGCTTCTGGAATTGCATTTTCAGTTTTTACAATCTTAATAGAACCTAAGTTCGGGAATCTAATACTATATCTACCTCTTAAAAGACGATCTACTAACTTGATGTGTATTTGTTTAGGAATAGCACAGAATTGTTTGTAGGTGATGTCTTTTCTTTTGGTTTCTTTTAAGAACATTGTGTAGGCTTTGTAAGAGAGGAAGTTCGTATCCGAAGTTGTATCTCTTTCTTTCTGCCTGACGTAAGGGGTTTTATTTGCTTTTACAAAGTCTTTCGACATAATTAGTTGGGTTCATCTCTGTTGTTGTCCTCAGTCTCGTATGGTAACTTGTGGAAGTTAATAAGCGACTGATTACACATTTCAATTAAAGTATCTGTCAAGTAGCCAGGAAACTTAAATTGTTTATCATACATACTAATACACTGAGTTCCGTCTAGGTCCTCAATAGATTCTGTAAAGTAAGCGTACATGTTCACACACTCTACATCAGGATCTAAAACATAAAGATATCCGTTACGTATTGTGTAATACTTTTTAGGGGTTTTAAAACGTAAACGAGTGTGATTAATAAAATCTCTAATAGTAGTAGGAAAAAGTTCCTCAGAGTTAGAAGTGTTAAACACCCCTTGAATAAAATAAGAATACAGGCCCTCATCGATGTTTGGCAACTTATGCTTAGTTCTACGGATAGGGCAATTCAAATCACATTCTGCACCTTTAGCTTCAATCAAATGTACACACTCATAAGCTTGATATACATTGTCAGAAGTTAAAAGTCTTCTTAGATTAATTTCTCTGCGTAAAAGAGTAGCAGCTTTGGTCTTAAGTAACCCGTATATGTAACGGTCACTAATCATGTCATCGTCACTAACAAACTTGTTAGCACTTTTGACTCTAGCAATTAATTCCGAATTGGTGTACATGTTAGAATATAGTTTGGGTTAATTTAAGACCTATTACAAATATAATTTAATTTTAACTTTAAGTCAAGAGTTTATTTTAAAACTAGAAGAGCCCACTTTCGCAGGCTCCTACTAGCAAGATGACAGGAAAACCAACCAAAAAATCCTGCCAATGTCTTTATTATACTTTATAGGTGAATCCACCTATGATAATTTCCATACTATCTCCAATAACGAAGTTTACTGTTCCTGCAGGATTCAACATAGTAAATGTCAAAACACCTCCACCAGCCAAGACACCTAAACCACGGTATATAGCTGTTGGTATTGAAGGTGATGCAGCAGTGTAAGCCAAAATAGTAACTTGGAAGTATTCTGGAGTTAAGTTAACGTATCCTACAGGAGCATTCATGAACTGAAAGTTCT